TTACCAAGTTATAATCTTATCCACAATCTCCTGCTGCTCGGCACTGCTACGCCTCAAATAAATACGAGTGGTCTCAATGCTCTCATGCCCCATCAAGTCGGCAAGTAAAGAAATATCGTTGAACTTCTCCAAGAAATTCTTGGCAAAGCGATGACGGAACGAGTGAGGATAAACCACTTTCTCGTTTAAGCCATATTTTGTGGCATAGTTTTTTAACTGCTGGGCAATACCTCTGGTGGTGATACGCTCGCCAAAGCGATTGAGGAATAGATAACCGCTTGTACGATTGATATTATCGAGCCACTCTGTAGCTTCCTTTCGGAGTGATTTAGGAATATAGATACGGCGTATCTTGCCACCTTTGGTATAGATGTCAAAATAACCCATTTGCACATGTTCAACCTTCATTTGTATTAGTTCGCTAACTCTTGCACCTGTGGCAGCGAGGAAACGAACAACGAAGTACCATTCTTGATTTTCTTCCTTTTTTAACTTGTTTTTCAAAAAGTACGGGGCTCAATACAAAATATGACATGAGTGAAATGTGAAGCGAATCGCGTGGAACTCCCTGCACATCGGGGATTGAAAGCTGTTGATCCGATATATTTTGAAGAAAACAAAAAGTTCCGTTCGTTCCATTTTGCTTCCGGTTATTTCCGTGTTGCTTCCATCATAACCGATCGGGAAAAGCCATTTTATAAAGGGCATGAAAGAAGATGGAAAGAACGAATGGTGAATCGTTCTAGTTTTGGGCAAATAAAAAGGCTACGTGCGTCAATATTGACAATGCACGTAGCCTTTTGTTTAGTGGAAAAAGTGCCAATATAAGCCAGAAAATGGCTATTCCTGTTTGCTTCTGATAAGGTGTGATTGTTTTATTATGGCTTTTTTAGTAGGGTACACACTACCATCAGATAGCCCAGCATTGCGTAGTGTATTCAATTTAACCCCTATTCTATCAGGGTCTAGAACGGTGTAGATAGCTGCTATACTACCAAAATAAAAGTCTTTCTTCTCAAATATCAAATGAACATGTATAATCTTCGTCATAACTTATCTATTTTATATTTCAAACACAAAATAAGTGCATATAATTATTATATACAAGTGTTTGCGATTGAATTGTTATAAATAATAATGCTAGGAACTGAAACCATATATTGAAAGAGGTACCTTGGTATATTCTGTTAATTTATAGTTAAAAACAGCATATTCATGATAACACCCATTCAACACCCATTCAATATATAAAACAAAATGTGAATAATACCCATTCAACACCCATTCAAAAAAGTGCATTTATGATTTTGAGTTTGCACCTATATTACACTTTTGCACGTTGAGTTAATACCTATAATACATCTTTAATGAACTTACATATTCTTATATGTATTTGATTATCAGTTATTTGATAAACTCAATTTATTGTAATTACTATAAATCCTTTAAGGGGGCAATGACAGAGCCGGCATTTTGATTGGATTGCGAAGAATGTTTCTTGATAGAAGCATCCTTCGCACTGTTTAAATCCTTAGGATGTCCTATGTTAAGTTCTAGCGCAGATTGGCATTCTTGAAGTTTAGACTCAAGAACATGTATACGTTCTTCGAGGCGACCATTCTCCCTAATTAATACTCTATTTTCTTCATCCTTCTCTTTATACATTTTATATATGAAAGAATCATTAATAGATGGTGTCCCAGAATTAGATACTACTTCTATGTTTTGTGAAGAAGATGATTGTGTTTGATCACTACGAAGCATAGAACCTTCACCGGTAAGAAGCCAATCAGCAGATATACCTATACATTTTGTATATATCAATTCGGAATCAAATGTATTTCTAGTCCCCCACGCACTGATAGTCTGTGGAGAGACTCCTAATAGACAAGCAAATTTTGCTTTATTTCCTTCCGTATAGTAGCTAATAATAGCTTCTAACATACTTGTTTTATCCATGAATCAAATATATTTTATCTACAAAATGTAGATTTTTAATTGTTATTTATTTGTATTTATCCACAAAGTGTGTATATTTGCAGCATGTTTCTTTGAAACAGCTCCAAATATACGGAAAAAACTAATGAGATAGATATATGAGACAGAAAATTGAATTAAACGCAGCTGGTAAAGCTATGCTTGCAAAGACCTTTAAAGTCAGTGTACAGAACGTAAGTCAGGCGTTATTGTTCCGCAGAAATAGTGAACAGGCTCGCAAAATTAGAGAAGCAGCTTTGATTAATGGTGGAACCTTAGTACAGATTATTGATGTGACAGACGAAATGAAACAGGCAGTGAAGGTTTTGGATTCTCACGGAAATGTAACAAGAGTAATAAGCAATAAATAAAAATCAGTAATGCAAAAGAATAAGATTTTGAAACGTATAGATCGCATCATTTTTCAAGCCATTGTCATGGGTGATAACTTGACAGCAGATGATGTGCTACGCCTCGGCAACCATGCCAGATTCAAGGAGAGACTGTTCATGGTTGGTGACACGTGCCGGGTTTCAGTGAGAAAGTTGTCCAATTCAGCGAGTATATTCACAGTCGTCAATTACTACTATATCAATAGTCTCCGTTTTACGGATCGTATTCGCCACTATTTGGGCAAATTGAGGACAACAGCATTTCGTAATATGGGCATAAGTGAAGTCATTGTCGTAATCATAGATGATACATGCCTTTAGCTTATGAACAGGACATTTTACATCTCGGAGTATACTCTTGTATATTTCTTGGTCTGATACAAGTTTAGATTCCAAATCATCAAAGAACATTTCAAAACAAGTAGTAATTTATAAAACGACTTAGTATGAATAAGAAATTTACTCAACCCGAAAAGAGAAAGACTCAACGCCTTCATCAAACAGTTGAAGTATACCAGCTTCCCCTTCTATCAGTTTACCAAAATAAAATACAGCCGCAGGCTGGTGAACCTCAACCTCTATGGTGTACACAGCATAAAGAGAAGCTGACTTTGTATTCCGGTGGGGATGTTCGAAATGAACGGAATGAGTTAGTAGGAAACGTTCTAACACACTCTCAAAAGGTTCGCTCATTGCCGGTAGAACTTCTTTCTCGCTATTTGTCAGTTTAAATGACACAATGAATTTAACTTTAGTATTCATAACAGATTGAATTATTATTTTCCATATTGGCTACAAATGTAGCAAAACTATTCCGGTTCGGGATGAATAGGAATAGCCTTTTTAGAGAAATGAATGTAGAACAAGAAAAACGATATAGTGTATGAAAACATTTAGAGTGATTCAGAATGTGTTGATAGCGGTCGGGATAATAACTACCGTTTCATTGGTTGACAGGATTGAGGTGTCTGCCTCTAATGTGCAGGCGGCTTTTGTCATTGCCTGTTTCACGATAGTGACCATCCTTGAAAGGGAATTCCGTTCGGAAAAGGACGAATAGTAAAACAAGTATGCAAGCAAGGAACTTCCCCGTATTTCGGGATAACACAGACTCATGGTTTCAGATTGAATTTGTCATGGTATTATTTAATGGTGTTAGGACAGGTTTTCAATGGGAACGGGTGAAAAGAGGGGAAGTAGCCACAACTTCGGGGCGGTGCCGGGGCTTGCGCTAATAGTTAATGAAAATGTTATGGCTGAGATTTTTAATAACCGAGTTTGTGTGTTTGCGAATGAGATTATACTATTCAATTCTAAATCGAACATTGGAAGTGAAAAAGGATTTGTTCCTGAAGGCTCATTTTATACGATGAAAAACAGAAATCAAATCATTGTTCTTCGTCGTGGCACTCCCGGTAGCTCTGCCCTTGTAGATTTTGAGACTATGAGACAAGACATTAAAAACAAGTACATCCAAGTGTATGGTGATCCCCGTGCGGAAATTGCCGCTAAAACACAGAAATCCATACTGGAAGATGCGATTGTCTACAGTAATGCCGCCTACGAGTTTTTCAGTGTAAAATACCGCTATGACGGTGACAAGAAACTTCCCCCTGCGAAGATTGACGAATATACCCTGAATGTACGCATCATGAACGCACTTCTCTCCCTCCGCGATGGCCGTAAAGCCAACTCGATAGGTGGTGGCGGTACGCGCATCAACGTTTGGGAAAAGCTCTGCAAGTTGAGCAATGACCTACTAACGCTGAAAGACCCGAACGGGCGTGATATTTTTCCTCATAACCTGCCGAAGAACTGGAAGGCTTTGAAACGTAAATGCGAGCAATATGAAGCGGCACGACGGATCAGCGAGGAAGAAGGCTATCGCAGTGTCATCCATAAATCGTATGGCAACAAATACGCGGCAGTCGTACTGAACGAGGACGCAAAAGCGGTGATGCATAAATTAATAAGTATGCATAACAATCTGAATAATGTCCAAATCATGGAGGAATACAACAAGGTGGCTTCCCTGATGGATTGGAAACTGATCGACAGTCCTACCACTGTTGAGAACTGGAGACAAAAATTTGCTCTCACAACAATGGCGGGGAACAAGGGAAGCAAAGCCCTGAAGAACACACGCATGAAACAGATACACCGCGAAGCCCCGACACAGGCACTTACTTACTGGACGCTGGACGGATGGGATGCGGAACTGTTCTATCAGAAAAAGACTCCCAAAACGGTAAAGAAAAACGGTGAAGAAAAGAGATATATGTACACCACTTATACCAACCGGAAAACGATGGTAGTCGTACTTGATGCCTGTGAAAAATATCCGGTCGGATACGCCATTGGTGATCATGAGTCTCCCGCGCTTATCCGTGAAGCATTACGAAACGCAATACAACATACCAAAGAACTATTTGGCGAACGCTATAAGCCTTTACAACTACAAAGCGACAATTATCAAAAGAAGGTGATGGTTCCCTTCTATGAAGCCATGACTAAGTATTATACACCAGCCGCTTTGGGAAATGCAAAGTCCAAAATAGTAGAACCCTATTTCAAACACCTGAATGTGGAATACTGCCAAAAACAGGCGAACTGGTCGGGCTTCGGTATCACTGCCGACAAAGATAACCAGCCTAATTTGGAAGTATTAAACCAAAATCACAAGTTCATCCCGGATGAAGCCACCGTTATTGCACAATTGGAAGCTATTATAGCGCAGGAACGGGCAAAGAAGATAGATGCTTACCGCGCTGCATGGGAACGTACCGAAGAAGCCCGCAAAATGCCTTTCGGAATCGAGGAATATCTGATGCTCATGGGAGAAACCACCGGACGTACAAATAAGATTACTGGTTCGGGGCTGTTTATCGAGTTCATGGGTGAACGAATCTGCTTCGACAGTTTCGACCTTTCTCTCCGCGACCATTACAACGAAGACTGGATAGTACGCTTTGACCCGGACGATATGAGTCAGGTGCTTGTATCGAATGCAAAACGCCTGAAATCCGGTCGTGTAGACAAAGAGATTGGGACATTGCAATACGTACTGCAACGCGATATCAAAGTTCCGATGGCTTTGGTTGATCAGAAACCGGAACATTTTGAATACCGGGCACGTGTTGACAAGTTCAACAAAGAAATGGTGGAAACCGTGAAGAAGAAAGTGAAAGACGTAGACAAGCGAATCACCACTATTTGCCAGCGTATCCCCGAAATAGCCGCAGGGACAGTTCTTGACCGTTACCTGATAACTGACAGCTTGGGACAGCACAAGGATGTCCGGTCGAAAATGAGGGATGACGCCACGGACGCGGACTTCATGGAAGTGACCCAACATATCACCCGGCAAAGTGTAGCAATGGCTTCTACCGGAACAGACGATGAAGATTACGACTACAACCCGCTGGATATGAATTTTTCAAGATGATTTAAAAACAATTTAAAAGATATACAACATGGATAATCAAGCATTAAAAACGTACATAGAGAAGTTAATCAATCGTGGTTCATCCGCAACGGAGTTGGCGCGTAAATGTGGAATATCGGACACCGCCATGTCCCAATTCAGAAGCGGCAAGTATGGAGCGAATGAAGACTCCATTGCAGAAAAGATTGCTTCCGGTCTTAATTATTACGAGAACGCCTGGAATGTAGTGGAAAGCGTCACCAGTTACCAACAGGTGCGCACCGCGTTCGTGGCAGCCAAGCGGAATCACAAATGGATGTGCATATCTTCCCGATCCGGCAGTGGGAAGACTCAATCCCTCATAGACCTTTATAACATGAGTGCCGATAATTCAGTCATATATCTGAAATGCCGGAAGTGGACGGCACGCAAATTCCTGACCAAGTTAGCCACATGCATGGGGGAAACGGTGACGCGCTATATGGATAACGATGACCTTATGGACTTGATTGTTTCACACATTAACCGTATGGCTGGAAAATCCCCCTTGTTAATCCTTGACGATGCCGGGAAACTGGCGCACAGTGCCCTCTGCACGCTTATACCTCTATATGATGACACTTTACACCGTATGGGGCTATCGTAGCCGGAACGGAGACGCTGGAACGCAATATAAAGCGTTATGTCGGTCGCATAGAAGGATACGACGAAATAGACGGCAGATTTTGCCGCAACTATATCACACTGCTGGGAGCCACAAAGAAGGATGTCAAAGCCATCTGCGCGGCAAACGGGATCAATGATACGGAGGAACAGGAAAACATTTGGGGAAAGTTGAATAAAGAGAAAAAAGAACCTGTACCGGGAAAATATGTTTGGTTTACCGATGATTTGCGTGAACTGTCCGGCATGATCGAAGACCGTATAATCAAACAACAAATCGAGCGTGGAGAACTGGCATGAAAGTTTGGAGTCAGAAGAACCTGGAAGACATCCGACATGAATATATTGATTTTGACGGTGAATGGTATCTGGCATTCGGTCGTCCGGAAAAATCCGGTTGCTGGATCATTTACGGAAAGTCGGGACAAGGAAAAAGTTCTTTCGCTCTGCAGCTGGCACGCAAATTTGATGAAATGGGGCTCCGGGTTCTTTATTTAACACTTGAAATGGGCGCGTGCGACGACTTCGTGAATTCCGTTCTTAGTGTCGGCATTCATAGTAAAACGAATAATATAATCTATTCGGATGAAGCCACCATCACAGAACTGGACGAATACCTGTCAAAGCAACGCAGCCCGGACGTGATAATGATAGACTCCATACAATACTTCGAGCAGCAAGGGGGAGCGAAAGCCCCCGAAATAATCCGCCTGCGCAAGAAGTATCCGCGAAAGATATTTGTCTTCATCTCTCATGTAGACGGGCGCGAGGTGGAAGGAAAAACAGCCTATGACGTGAAACGTGACAGCTTTAAAAGAATCTACGTGGAACATTTCAAGGCAACATTTATCGGACGTGGCAAAGGAGGTTCACGCGGATATTACATAGTATGGGCGGAAGGGTATCAAAAATATTGGATTGAAAATATTAAAAGCGATAATGATGGAACAGAAGATGAAGAAACCTATCAGTAAGAGCCTTATCAAACGCCTGCATATCATATACAGCGCACAAGGCATTGATGACGAACAAAAGCGGGCTATCCTGCTTGACCTGACAGACGGACGGACAAATACCACAAAAGAGTTGACATACAGCGAGGCAATGTATCTCTGCGGGTATCTGAACGGTGCAAAAAAAGAAAACCGGGATTTGACTATCACCGAACGGGAAATAAGGAGACGCAGATCGGCTGTCCTGAAGAGAGTGCAGCGGATCGGAATCGACACAACGGACTGGGGAGCGGTGAATGCGTTTTGCCTTGATGTCCGGATAGCAGGAAAGAAGTTTCGCGAACTGGACGGGGAAGAACTTCTCCTGTTGATACCGAAACTGGAGTCAATATTAAAGAAGAAAGAAGATGGCGGATATTAGTGCGGAACAACACCGGATTAACCGGATTAATGAATTACTGGATCGGCTTGACAAGATTCCCGGTGAGCTGGATGCCATACACGATCGGCTGTATGCCGGCAATCTGGACCGCAATGAGTTTGCCGGGCTGACAGACCGGAGGACGGCACTCTTCATCGAGCAAGAGAACAAGGAACGGGAACTGAAAGAAGTATATAAAATCAAATTGTAATCAATCATTTAAAAAATTAATAGTATGGATATTAGTAAATTGTCAAAAGAAGAAAAGGCGGAACTGTTGTGTAAACTTAAAGAAGAAGAAAAAACAGAGTCCATCCGGCAGAAAGAAACCTACGAAGCATTGAGACATCAATTCATGTTCGATGTGGAAAGTAAACTCATGCCAGTGGTGAATGACGTTCAGGGCTTTTATGATTGGATTGTGGGTGAAAGCAAGGCTTTCCGCAACGTGATGCGTGAATACGGTCAGCTCCGTATGCGTCAGGGTGAAGAGACCGCCACATTTTCAGTAGTAGACGGGAACTTCAAACTGGAGGTAAAAAGCAATAAGGTGAAAAGTTTTGATGAACGTGCCGATCTCGCTGCCGAAAGGCTGATTGACTACCTGAAGAATTATATAGCCCATTCGGAAAAAGGAGTCGATGACCCGATGTATCAAATGGCGATGACGCTTCTCGAACGTAACCGTCAGGGAGATTTGGACTATAAGTCTATAAGCAAGTTGTATGAACTGGAGTCACGTTTTGATGAAGAATATGCGGCTATCATGCAATTGTTCAAAGAAAGCAATGTCGTGTATAAAACCGCAACTAATTACTATTTCCATAAGCGTGACGAGAACGGAGTATGGCGTCGCATTGAACCTTCATTCTGTAGATTATGATTATAGCAGTTGACTTTGACGGAACCATTAGCCGGGGAAAATTCCCGGCTATTGACGGGGAGCAACCATACGCTGGCGAATCGCTCCGGAAATTACATGATGAAGGACATAAAATCATTATTTGGACGTGCCGTACCGGTGAGCAGTTATTGGATGCCATCAACTGGCTGTTGGAACGCAAGATTCCGTTCGACCGTGTAAACGACCATGATCCTGAAAATGTCGCTAAATATGGAGAAGGCGGGAAAAAGATATATGCCCATTGCTATATCGATGACAAAAACATCGGAGGTTTTCCCGGATGGCTGGCATGTGTGGAGGAGATTGAACGGATGGAGCGAGCCTACGCTGGACAGTGACGGAAGGAGGAAGTAAAACCATGCAGCGAATTCCCGTAAAATACATCGTGCAGATAGACAACTTCCACCTGGCGGAGTTCATCTTCTACTGGAACTACTACAACCAGCCCTGTTCTCTGTTCCTACAGAAGCCCCGCACCGAAGGGCTGACCGCCATTAGGCTGGTGGTGGACAGCGACGAGGCGGCCAACTTCCTGCTCCGTGCCAAGGAGAAGACGGGATGCAAACTCTATCAGGTGGACTGAACATTATCCCGGTGTGGTTTGACTGCCTATCCGGGAACGAAAGACTCTCCATGAACCTCCTTGTAACCCCGAAAAACAGGGATTTACGCTTGCTTTTCTCCCTGTTTTTTCGTAACTTTAGAGAGTGGAAAAGCAAAAAAATATTCGGCAAGCGTGTTGGATATTCAAAAAGAATTCGCATCTTTGCGACGCTAAAGTTTTTAACATCAGGACGGAGTCATCTGTCCAATGCGTCGCATTCGGGCTTTTTTTATGCCCCGGTGCGAACCATCATAGTATGGCGGCATCTAACCCCGTGCATAGGTTGTAATGACCTGTGCAAGTCCTGATGTAAGAACTTTAGCAGCGGGAAGTGGATGCCGTTATTTTTAACTATCCACACAATGCTATTAAATTACATCAAATTATGAACAAAGAAAAAGAAATGCAGGCGACAGACCTGCAACGTTTCATCGAAGAGACTTCCAACGTGTGTATCCGCGCACAAGTGATTAACGGGCAACCTTGGTTTGTGGCGAAGGATATTTGCTTGGCTATAGGTATTAGTCAATATCGTGATGCTATCGCTCGATTAGACGATGACGAAAGGGTGTCGGTAGTACTGGACACCCTTGGGGGAAAACAGTGTATATCAGCGGTTAACGAATCCGGATTGTATGCGCTAATATTTCAGTCCAGAAAACCTACTGCCAAGTCCTTCCGCAAATGGGTAACGAAAGAAGTACTTCCATCACTCCGTAGAAATGGCATTTATGCCACTCCCTCCATCATGGTCAAGAACGGTGTACAAGGTATGTTCTATGACGGCAAAGTGCTTTATCCTTATTCGGATATGCTTCGTGCCATAGGTTTCAGCACCCGTAGCGGCTCGGTACAGAAACGCCGCCGCAATTATCCCCAATACTTTATTAAGGTTTTCGGACGCAACTTCGTTACACCAGAGCTGGTAAAGTTGCTTGAGGACGAACGCAAGTTGATTGTCCTTCGTGGCAATATGCGCAATGTCCAGCAGTTCTTACCGTTTGCAGAAGAAATGTATTAACCGAAAAAAAAGCAAGGAGGTTCATTATGGAAAAACAATATGATATGACAGAGATGCAGGCTTATTTCAGTTCCTGGTCTTCTCCGGAGAAGACAGTTGCCGGCATCGACCGTGTGATAGCGAGGATGGCGGATTGGTTTACACAACTGGACGATCCGGCCACCAATGTCTATTTCTTGCAGGAAAACATCAATTTCCTGCAAGCTTTGAGATATTCGATAGAAGAGACTAAGCCTCTCTAACAGATAAATAAAGCACGTTTTAAAAAACAAAGAGACAGCCGTTTCGTTTATAATGGAAACGGCTGTTTTCTCATTTTTAATAAAAAAATATTGTTTGAATGGAGAAAAATGCCGTTATTTGTAGCGTGTTTAAATGTAACAAGCATACTCCTGCCGGACGAACCTTTTGGGGCAGGCAGGTGTTTTTGAGATATTATCAATAAAAAAGGAGGCAAATATGTGTGTAGTAAAAGAAATCGGTCGGTTCTTGAAGAGAGGGGCGGATACGTTTCGTTCAGCTTCCCAAGGTCGGTATTGTGACGAATCGGCTGCTATTGATGAACTGAAAAAGGAGATGTTTGGAAAGGAAGAAAAACGCTCCGATGATAAGGCGAATTTATTGCGCGATCGCCAATCGGTAGGAAGTGATGTTCGTAAAGCATTGTCTAAATTGGCTGTAGAATAATAATGGGGAAACAGGAAATCAAACAGAAAGAAACGCAAGTCTCTACCAATGAAGGTATGGGCAAGCAATTGGAGCAGACTTTTACGGTAGATGATAATTGTTTACCCTCGCCAAGCGAGTTGCAGGCATATAAAAATATCGATCCCCGGATAGTGGACTATCTGATTGATGCTTCGGTCAAAGAACAAGCGCATCGTCATGCAATGGATAAGCAGAAGTTTCAGATTATAAAAAAGTCGGAAGGGCGTATCGGCAGAATGAATTGGTGGGGAATGTTCTTTGCCTTTCTTTGTATCCTTGTCTTTTCGGCAGTCACGGGTTATGCTTTGTATTTGGACAAGCCTTGGTTTGCCGGTATAATGGGAGGAGCCGTTCTGATTTCAATCGTTTCCATATTCATCAAGGGTAATGCAGAAGAGCATCCGTCAAAAAAGAAATAATTCAAAAAGAACCAAAAATCAATCGTAGAATATAAGATATAACAAAAGAGCCGTTGCAGAATATCCGCAACGGCTCTTTGTCGTAGTATGTTCTCTTTTTTGTCTTTTCATTCCCCCGGTTCCCCGAGATACTTAACGATAGCCTCGTGTTGCAGCGGCGTCAGTGCCTCTGTCTTGGTGCAAAGTGGAGTTCTTCGAGCCTTGCCGTCAGTTCGGGATTGAGTACGATCCAGCGGTGCAGTTGCGACGTGGCGCTTCGCGGCGTGGAACGTGGGAAATACTGTTGAGCCAGTTCGCTCATGTAAATGGCATTCATCTTCGTTGAAAGTTGTTGGTATGTTTATAAAAAACTACCTGTAGGTAAATATGAATCTACCTATAGGTAGTTGTCGGTTTACTACTATGTAGTGGCATATCCACTACGTAGTAGTTTTCTCTCAGGCTGCCGGGTCGGGCGTCTCGCTTCATCCGGATTGCCACCGCCGCCGTCGGGTGTCGGGTCGGGCGTTTCTCCGTCCGCTGTCACCTCTTTCTTTCCCGCCACGCGGCTGAAGCTCAGCGATGCGGTGCTCACCACCTCGCGAACCATCCGTCCGGGACGGAACTGCACGCTCACGCCGGTGATGTTTGCCGACGAGAAGTCCTTTTTCTCTTCTGCTCCTACGGATGACACTTGCACCTGGAACGTGCCCAATTGCTCCATCTTTACGATTTTGCCTGCCGCCAGATGCTTCTTCATCTGACGGATAAGGGCACGCACCACGTTCAGCACGTCGCCATCAGTCAGTGACGTGGCGTATGCAATGTCGTCCGCCATCTCGTCCATCGTGACCACCCCGTCCGCCTGTGCCTTGGCATAATACTTTTTCTGTGCCGTTTCATCTCCCGGCTTGCTGCTCATCAGAGCCAATGAATATTTTACACTCATGTGTTCATTAATAATTTTATTGGTTTATAATCTACGATTTGGTTGCGCTTCCATACCGTTTTGTCTTGCCTTTCGCGATAAGACGGTGCAAAAATGGGAGAAACTTGCCCAAACGTGTCGTTTTTTCCGTGTTACCAGGGCATTAGCGGGAAAAATATCTAAAAAATCCGTATATTTGCACCTGTAACAATGTTTGTCTATGCGGAATCCTGAAATGACCAAAATACGTGACCGGAGGATGGTAGAAACATTCTACCTTCTTTATGATAAAAAGCGCATCCGTCTGGAGGATGTTCTTTTGCGTATGAGTCATGACCTGTTCTTCCTTGACCAAAACTACATCTATAAACGGATTTTTTATATATCGGAGAATTTATCATATTACGAGCAATTAAAAGAGGGCAAAAAGCCCAATTCAAAAAAGAACGATGCCAATCAACTTAGTCTTGTTTTTTAGTTGCTATACATCATATAGAGGATTGTTATCTATAATTTCAGGTACAATTCCAGCTGATACGTTTATTTCTTTATTCTTCATATCAACTTGGCTTGACTGTTCCATCGTTGTGTAATCCCTGATTTTGCATTCAAAACTGATTCGATATAAGTTTCCTGCTCCCCCTGATTCTACCCTTCCGACATGGGTACGCCTGAGCGTGCCAAAATGCGTCCCCGATTTCCCATGCAACATCATTCCAAGCAAGGTTAACAAATTGAGGTAGTTCAGGGCATTTTCCTGCATCACCGCATCATTATAAGTATCAGAAAAGGTTTCCCAAAAGACATACAGGTCGATTTGCAAATCAATGTCTTGCGCCAGTATGCCGATATCCGAAATGTCAAGCGTATTAAAGCCTATGAACACAGAAGGGCTCGGAAACAGGTGTTCCTCTTCCAAATAGTCAGTCTGTTCATGCCATAAGTCAATGTACCTCACATCAGGAACAGCCGCCAGTTCCTCCGCCAGTTCGGGAGACAAGTCTGCCACACTGTCGAGCATCTTCCGCATATCCATAATACGGGCTGATAGTTCTTTATAAATATTACACCAAATCATAATTTATTTTTTTTAAGTGGTTTAAAATGCAATTAAAACCTTTTCATGGATTGAAATTTTGGTCTATTATCCGGTCGATGTCTCCCATTATTTTTTTCTCCAGTTCGTTCATCAGTTCCCGGCTCTCACCGATAAACTGCCGTTTGGGCAATTTCTTTTTCGCTTTCCCGAAGACACGGATATATCCGCCTTCGTTGTGTACTTTGGAATAAGGGAGGTCGCTACCGATAACCACTCGCTTTGAAGAAGCTTCCGCCACCCGGATACTGTTCATCAGGTTACTGCCCGAACCTATTAAGATTCCCCTTTTTGTAGCTGCTTGGCTGAAATTAAGTTTCCGCTGCTTCTTGCTGCGTACCAATCGTCCGCTCTTTTTGTCTTTGGTCACTGCAACGGAAGTTCGTTTCTCCCCCTTGTACTGGAAGCCGTACCAAGGTGACTGCGAATCACGTCGTTTCACGTCCCGCCAAGGGGTGATACCGTTATTGCGGAAGCCTTGACGGTGGAAGTTCTCGCGGAACTCATCTACTGCCATCTTTCCGGCAATGCGGGGAATGTCTTTTTCGACATAGCGTCTTACTCCCTTTTCTACATCCTTGAGAATATTTTTTGTTACCATAGATTAATTATTAAAATATTACGTTTATCTTTGTGTCTATTATTAGAAGCAAAATAAGTTATGGTAAAAAGGTTATATAAAGATGAAAACGATAGAGGCAAGTCCCTTGATGATCGTCATGAGATATTAAACGTCTACAGATCACAGTGTGCACATTGCAAGCATTTCAAGAGGGATGACTATTACTGTCCGGCATATCCGGATGGTATTCCCGACGAGTTGCTCGAAGGTGACGCCACGCATGATAAAAGACGGACTGATCAGACAGGAGACACCCTCTTCGAAGATGCCGATTAACGTGTTTTCTTCTTTTCATACGTCCAATTATATTGTTTGGCAATCTGTCTTGCCAATAGGTGAAAGTGCGTAGCATTCGCCTGGCTGGGAGTCAGTGTGTTTTTCTTTATTCTCTTCATAAATTGGTCTCTCAATTTTAATTCATTCGCCATATACACCATTTTGAGCTCTTTTACTGTCACTCCCCATCCTGATTTGGGTCTTTTCATGGAAAATGTATAATGAGGGGTAACGGCTCTAATCTCTGCCACATCATTGCCTACGGCTAAAGTCAGGTCTTCGATGCTGAACGAGCTTCCTATTCGTCCCAGAGATTTTTCCGGCTGTCCCCACCCCCGCGGATGATTGTGCGTCATGATGTTGTCCTTCATCAAAAGGCATTCACTATCTGTAAATTGAACTTGAAAGGCTTCGCCTCTTTTATCAATTATTACCTTTCCATTCTTGTCTATCACCATCCCTGTCTCATGACTTTTATTCATGCGAATTTCGTTTTCAATAGCTGTAACTTTCCGGGTCGTTTTTTCATTCCCCACCGTATTCAGTATGTTTTTATTGAGGAAGTTTTCTACTGCCTCTTGTGCTTTCTTGTCCGCATCCTTGATATAAGGATGCGACCCTGTGAACACTTCCTCCGTAATACCCGGATTCTTATCCAATCCCGGAGCCGGAGGTACAGGTTCTTCTTTCCCTTTCACATTCACCGGAGCGTCCGTACTCTTGACCCTGCACTTGCAGTTCCACAGGTTGCCCGGGAAGTTGGTGTTCCAGAACGGATCGTCTACAGGACGAATTGTGCCATAGAATATTTTGTGCGCTTCCCGTGGATTCACCGAAACACTGGGTAGCCATTCAAGATTCGGATACAAATCCTTGTTCGCCACATATCCACGGAAGTCGGCAGCAAAGCGGGCACGCCTCACGGCTGTGTCATACTCCGTCCGTAGCCAGTTCACGTTGTAGTCCTGCAGTATTTTCTCCGTGTCCTTACGGAACTGGTCAAAGCCCTTCCGCTTTCCGTCTTCATCCATTAACAGGGCATGTAACTCATTTTGCTGGCGGTGTGTCTTGAATGCAGCAAATACCATACAGTTATGCCGCAGTTCATTCAGAAAGGCAGCATCCGGAGTGTTGTACTCAACTTTTCCAAACCCCTTATCTACTCCTTTGCTGATAGAGTCGAACGTATGGGCAAACAGATCGGGGTCAATGTCTTTTTCTACATCAAAGCCTTTACTGTGCAAACGTTCCAGTATCCGGTCACGTATCTTATCGGACAGTGAGAATCCTGCGTCATCCGTAGGTGTTTCCCCGTCTTGACAATAGAGAGAATTTATCATGTCGGCTATACCGGAAGAAGTCATTGCCTTGTTCGGATTACTCTTTTTTTTTGAGTGTTGTCCTGCTTCGATTCATCGTTTGGATGATTCTTGCTATTCGGTTGATTTCCTCCCTGCTGTTCACTTCCGGGATTTGCCTTTTGTCCTATTATTGGCAAGCCTGTTTTTTTAGCAACTTCTTCGTGGTCAAACTCAAAGGTATAAGCCAGCTTGTTGATCGCTTCGATGTATTCCGTGATAGACAGACTTTCCGTATCGTCCCACTTCAATTTCAGCCTTTCAAGCGGTTTATATACCGGACTTATCTTTACCAGTTTAGGAATGATAATATAGTTAAAATAGAACTGGAAAAGCATCTTGTCATATTCATGGCGGGACTTTTCAACACGTTCATGCACTTCTGCCGTTCCTTCCCATGCTCCATTAGTGGTCGTTCCAGTTTGACCAAGCAAACGCTTACTAATTTGATTGTCACATCGTTCCTCCAACGGCAGAAAGGCATTGGTTGTATTTCCACCGGCTTCTTTCCCATACTCGACCTTTTCATTTCCCGATAATACCGCAAAAAAGTTATTCCGGAAGTCCTGCATCATCTCGAACAGTTCGTCCAACCGTTTTTTGTCCTGTCGGTCGGAAGTAACGAAGACGGGCGGGATACCGTATTTTTCAATATAATTCATCCACGACCCCAATCCTAATTTCTTTGCAAGAATGATAACAGCCAGCTCATTGAGCATTCCCAAAGCCCATGCGTTTCCGAACTGTACATAATAGGGTTCAAGTGCACCGTCCTTATATGACCATCCGGTTTTGTCCGATTCTTCCTTGACAATAATCATCTGTTGCGGGATATAGTTTGACATGGGAACTTCTTCCACATGGCTGATTTCCAAATTATCGTCAAGATGGGAAATGTCGGCAAGCGATACTCCCTGCAACTGGTGTAAAAAACATATCCGGATTAATTGGTGATACCACGGACGATCCAGCAGCTTCTTTGCTTCCGTGTCCTCATTATCATTGTCGTCGACAAGGTTGAACTCCGCCTGTTGCACAGGTAAGACTCGATTGTCAATCGTTGTTTGCAAATGTTCGTCATTGTACAACGACTGGTAGAACCGATATAGCAAGCCACGTCGCGGGTCGTCCGGATCGGTTGCCGCAGTCACCGCCATGATCCAGTCGTCAATGGTCTTTTCGCGGTAAACCACAGCCTGCCTTTTATAAGCAGCACCTGACACGGATTGCATCCCACTGCCATCCATCCGGAAATAATACTCATTAAGTACATTTCTCAGGCTCATCCGACGGATAGCTTTCTGCTGAAACCAGTTGAATATTTCTCTTAACTTCTTGTGCATAACATACCTTTTAAAAACGGTTTAAAAACTATTTAAAGAAACCATCCGTTATTCCGTGTGTGACCAAACAGAATGGGGGATTCGACATTACCCTCTTCGTCCGTTATCAAAGGAATCCCAGGAGGCAGCGACATGATTCCGTCACGCAGCTTGACAAGTATGCTGTCCGCCCAATCGTTCAAGTCCGACAGAGAATCCGGAACTTTACGTGCGGCATTGCGACCGACAGCACGACGGGCTGTGATACAGGCAATCACACGCACCAACAGCCCTGTCCGTATCGGATGCTCATCAAATATTTTCCCAACGTCATAACGGTCGCTCAGATAGGCGGACACTTCACTGATGACAAGGTCTTCAATTCCATTCAAGACTTCTTCATCCTTTTCGATACTTTCAACCAGCAACCGATTTTGTATGACGGTTGTCAAGTCATCCATGTTGATATACCTCATAGTTACCAGGTGTATTTTCGTTTATATCTTCCCGCCTTCCACGGTCGTGTCACGGGTTCGTCCTCCGACTGCGGAGGATCAGTGTATATTTCAAGTTTCTTCACTGCCTGCTCGTCAGCGTCCGGGCTGTCATCATGTTCCGTCATGCCCGGTTCGACTGCATATAACTGTTTCAGACCGACAGCGATGTCCGGGTTTGCTTTCAGTTCCTCGTTGACATGCATCCGGGAATTCTGATAATATGGATGCATGCTTATCATACGAAGTATCTTGTTCGTTGTTTTAGGCGTCTGTACCGGAACAAGGTTCAACTCCACACCTGTCTCCGTCTCGGCTTCCCCTATGATACGTTTGACTTCATCGTTCCAAAATTGGGACTCATACTGCCAAAAGCAGATAATGTCCTTTGCCCTGAATTCAGCCTGCTTCATGCACATCCACTGTACGCAGAGTTTCATCTTTGACTGCTTTACGAATCCGTCTATCAGCCAAAAATCATTTTTATGCCGTCCCCAAATCTTACATGCGTTAAAGTCACTCGTATCTGTCCCGGCATACGCAATGTCCCAATGTGCCACGATTGCATTCATCGTGTGGAGGTCAGGGAGCTTTCCCCACTTCACCATTTCCGGCTTGAATATTTTACCCTTGACAAGCGGTACGTGGTTATACTCCGCATGTGCCGCGAGAATGCCCATGTCTTTTTCCTGTTGACGGTAGAATTGGGCGGAATACATCGATTTCCACGCCGGTTCATACGTTACCGGATCATAAGCCTTCACCAAGTTCCAGTCCCAATCAGGGTGCCGTTGTTTTAACAATGTCTGAACCATCCGGGATGCAAAACGGTTGTTGGCACCTATCAGACGTCTGCGTTTTCCCGTCATGGTTGCCAGTACGTCCGCTTCAATCCAGTCCGCATAATCATCCTGCATCCGGTTGTTTTTGATAGTCTGCGGTGTTTCCAAGTCGTCGATCACCCACAAATCCGGACGGTGTGCGCCTTTACGAAGCCCGCGCACCTTTTGCTTCGCACCGAACGCCTTGCAGATAAACCCGTTCATCGTGACGAAATTTCCCTTTTCCCAATATCCCGGATTATATTGCTCGCCAAAGTCGTGTTTCAAAAGTTCGTTTGCCTCGAATTCCGCACGTAAATCTTCCAGCAGGTCACACGCACGGTCAAACGTATCGGAAACGATACACATATAATGCGTCTCACCGTTGATCCATAACCATAGGGGAATAATCACATCGTTCCACACCGACTTTGCAAGTCCGCGTCCCCATTCGGCATATCCCTTGTAAATCGGGTCGTTCATCACCTTGTTGGCATGAGCGATCTGAAAGTCCGCACAGTCCGCTGTCGCATAATGCGGAAGATAAGTTTCAACAAGATATTTGACATCACTTTTAGCACGCTGTATGCGGTTCATCCGAACTGTCAACGATTCATCCGGATCAATCAGGTTGCCCGTGCACCGCGCACGTTTTAACTTCTCCTGATATTCTTTGAGGGCTTTGCTATCTTCGACTTTCATTATCCCAGCGTTTTTGCAGCTTCATAAAGGTGGTTCTCCTGAAAGTCCAGTGTTTTAAAATAAAGGTCTGCATTGTATACCTTCATCGCATCGAATATCCGACTCATGACATCAATGTAAATAGCCAGCGTAATCCGGTTCTTTTTATCCACCTCTTTGAGCTGGTTCCCCCATTGCGCCACACTGTTGTCAAGTGTAGCCGCCTGTTTCCGTAGTTCGAGCACCTTGTCGCTGTCACCTTCCGCAATGGCTTCGTCAATCATGCGCAGCAGCTCCAGTTTTTGGTCTGCAAGAATGTTGATAATCTGTTTCAGGTTGTCACCCTGCTTTTGCGATGAAATAACAGACGCCTGACGCTCTTTTTTCCAAAGTGCGTCATTCTCATTAATCCAGCTTGAAACAGACCTTTCCGACACGTTTATTCGTGTGGAAATCTCCTTGCACGTCATTCCTTCACGTACATAAAGGTCGTGCGCTTCCTTCTTCAATTTACGGTAGTATTCTTTGCTTGGCATATCGCTTCCTTTCGTTTACGCAGCAAAGGTCATATTTCATCATCACCTGTGGAAAACGGCTTTTCATGTTGGAACGTATTCTTTCCAAGTTGGAAAAAATACGTCCTTGTTAACACTGTTTTTTTTCCAAGATGAAAACGCTTTTTCCGTACCCGCCTTTCCTTTTCCAATTTTGCAGCATGAAATTTTAAATATCGCGAAAATGAATCTGACTGCAACAGCGGAAAACGGACGTGCCCGGATTGAACTCAAAGGCACAATATCAAAATGGAGGGAGACGGAAGCGGAATTCACTTCCAAAGTTGAGCAACTGATAAGATCAGGAATCAAGGACGTGCATATCTATATCAACAGTCCGGGTGGCGAATGCTTCGAAGCCAACGAAATTGTGAACGTGATCAAAAGGTTTCCCGGCAAAATCACAGGCGAAGGCGGTGCACTGGTAGCCAGTGCGGCAACATACATCGCTATTAACTGCACATCATTTTCTATGCCTGCCAACGGGCTTTTCATGATCCATCAGGTCAGCGGGGGAGCATGCGGGAAAGTCGCTGATATTGAATCCACTTTGGAAGTCATGCGCAAACTGAATGAACACTACCTGAACGCTTTCCTTTCAAAGTGTACCGACAAGAAAAAAATCAAAGACGCATGGGATAATGGTGACTATTGGATGAGTGCACAGGAAGCAAAGGAAAATGGCTTTGTGACGGAAGTAACGGGCAAGGCAAAGGTTGATAAGGCTACGGCACAAATGATCACCAACTGCGGCTACACAGGTGAAATTGAGATTACTGACTCTATTAATAACGAAAAATCAAAAAATGACATGGATTTAACAATGTTGACTACCCGCTTCGGGATGGACGCAAGTACCACGGAAGCACAATTTATCGCGCAGGTAGACGTGTGGAAACGTAAGGCAGACCGCGTCGACATGCTCGAAAGACAGGAAGAGGAACGCAAGGAACAGGAGATCGAGAACGTCCTGAACAAAGCTATCAAAGAAAAAAGAATCACCGCAGACGTACGCGATGACTGGAAAACGAACCTGACCAGCAACTTCGATACGGCAAAGAAGCTGCTCGACGCTATCAAGCCTGTGGAAATGCCTGAAGTTCATGCTCCCAGTCTGACGGATACCACAAACAAAAAGTTCGAAGACCTTCAAAACGATCCGGAGGCTTTGAAAAATATCATGGAGAAAAATCCGGCTGAATACGAACGTCTTTTGAATGACTACATAAAGCGTAACGGAAAATAAAATACTAACCATTTAAAAAAAAGAATATGGCACAACCAGTAGACGGTCTTTATTTGAACAAGTACGTCGATCCCCAACTGTTGATCGAACGTCGCAATTACAGGGCGGACTTCATGCAAGTTTTAGGCTCTGTTCCTGCCGGAGCTTTGGCTGCGGACGGTGTACGCAGAAACAAACTGATTAACAATGTCGGTTTTCGCGTAAACAACACAGAAGATTTCGAGCCGAAGCAAATGACCGGAAAGAATTATATCGTACCGTGGGAAATCTACGATACAGAACCAAGTTCCTGTACGGATGACGAAATCCGTTATCTCGCTTTTGACAAGCGCGCTGCTATCCGTGTGAAACACAATGAAGCCTTTCAAGTCGGTATCCGTAACCACGTGTTACATAAATTAGCTCCGGAGGATGATTCAAAAGAAGAAATGCCTGTTATCCGGACAACGGGCGAGAAAGATATTAACGGTCGTTTGAGACTGTCTTATAAGGATCTGGTCGATTTTGCGACGCTCGCAAAAACGTGGAACCTTCCCGTTACCGATGCCCTGTACATGGTGCTTTCCCCACTGCACATGGGTGATTTGTTACTGGATAAGGATGCGTCCAAGTACTTCTATGACCGTACTTTCTATCTTGATCCGGCAACCGGAAAACCGAAAGGGTTCATGGGTATCAAGTTCTTTGAGAACAACGACTGCCCGTTCTATAATGCGGATACAGCCATAAAGGTGGCGGAAGGTACAAAACCGTCTGCCGAAACGGACTTCCAGGCAAGCACGTTCTTCTATGCTCCGAATACGTATTACCACATCGAATCCGTGAAATCCCTGTATCGTCCGGAAACGACCGATACACGCAGCAAGAGTCCTACGAGTGAATACCGTACCCAAACCTACGGTATTGTAGACCGTATCGAAGACTTCGGTGTCGGTGCTATCTTATCAGGCAAATCCGTATAACGAATTATCTTATGGGAAATTTTACAGGAGTAATCATTAACAAAGCAAATGGCGGGCTGGTACGGGATACCGATACCAGTGACCGCGTCATTCTGCTCGTGGTCGGTGGTTCGGAGATCGGAGAACTTGAATATTACAAGCCGGAAGTCCTGAACGATATCACCGATTTGGAAGCGTTGGGATGGGACGCTGACATCGACCTTGAAAACAAGGAACTGGTGCATTACCATACCAGCGAAGTCTTCCGCCTGTCTCCGGAACGTTCACTGTATCTTATGCTGGTTCCGAAGTCTGAAAAGGTGTCAAGCCTGCTGACGAAAGAAGATTTCGTCAATGCGGTACGTACCATCAACGGAGTAAACACCATCGGTATCTGTTCACTGACTGCGGACGAGACAATCACCGTAGCCGTACAAGAGACACAGAAGTTGGTCAATAAATTCAGGGAAGACCACCTGTATATCGATGCGGTGATATTGGAAGGTGTCGGCAAGTATATCAATGCCATTGCCGACGCTGTCGATCTCCGGCAGTTGGATGCCGAAAATGTCTCTGTCGTGATTGCACAAGACCCGGCATGGGCGGCAAAGGACGAAGCATACCGGACACACGCTGCCGTAGGCAGTGCGCTCGGGATGTTGTCTGTCCGCTATGTACATGAAAATATGGGCAGTGTCGATATTGAGAACCATCCCCGGACAGCAAAAGGGACAAAAGACTATCCGTTGACTGACAAACTGTACGGGCTTTGGCTGGACGCTGCCTTGAGCAATGGGAAACCCTTCTCCCAGTTGGGTGAATCCGACCAGAAGAAACTGACCGACAAGGGATATAACTTCGTCGGCAGCTTTCAAGGGTATGCTGGGTTCTTTTTCAGCAATTCATGTACTTGTACTGAGAAGGAAAGCGACTATGCATATATTGAATATAATGCTGTTTGGAACAAGGCTGCACGAATCATCCGCAATACCTTGTTGCCACGTGTAAGAGGCAAGGTGAAGGCTGACCCGTCAACCGGATACATCAGCAACACCACTATCAGCAGTTGGGACGCGCTTGTCAAATCCGCGCTGGAAAGCATGGTCAATTCGGAGGATATCGCGGACTTCGACATTTACATCAATCCAAAACAAATGGCTGTCAGCGACAAGCCTTTCAATATCAAGGTAAAGCTGGTTGCTGATGGTATTGTACATGAGTTTGAGATTGACTTGGGTTTCACGAATAAAATCTGAAAATATGGGATTGTTAGGAACATTAATCAACAAATTCGGAAAAATAGCCGGATGGAACAGTGTCAAGGTTGTCATGCTCGGTCGTCAGGTGGAGGGTATCACCGCCCTTTCCTACAAGGACAGCAAAGAGAAGGAAAACATCTACGGTGCCGGTGAATTCCCCGTCGGTCGCGGTGAGGGGAATTACAAGGCTGAAGCATCGATCACCCTTCTGAAAGAAGAGGTGAACGCCTTGCAACTGGCACTCGGTCCGGGAAAGCGCCTCACGGATATAGAACCATTTGATATTCCGGTCATGTATGAGTATAAAGGGCTTGTCGTGAAAGACGTAATCCGGAACGTCGAATTTACGGACAATGGCGTAGACGTTAAACAGGGTGATAAAAGCATTGCCACACAATTCACCCTTCTTCCCAGCCATATCGACTGGAACGTGGCAATGTAGTTTAATAACCGTTTAAAAGACTTTTAAAATGAAAGAAGAAGATAAGAAAATCAAGGCTGGAAAGCCTTACGAGGAACTGACAAAGGAGGAAAAAGCTTTGATAGTTGATTTCACAGAAGAAGAACATGCAGGAATGAAACTGAAATACGGAAAACGCCTGAAGCATGTCACCGTACAGGTGGACGAGGATGAACGCTACGACTACCTGATTGTCCGTCCGAATAAAAATATCCTGCTGGCTATGGCAAAGAAAAAGGATGATCTTGAAGAAGCGAATGACATCCTGATCCGGAACTGCGTGGCGGCAGGCAATATGGAGGCGTTGGAAGATTCCGCTGTCTATACTTCCGTCCTTACCGCTATCGGACAACTGATTGCCGGTCAGGCGGCTTTTATCAGCAAAGCATAGAGGAATATTCATCAGCGTTCGGTCTTGTCGAGGGAATAGACGCCATTCTGAAAAAAGTATATGGCGTCGACGTTCCGGGCAAACTGGACGAAGATGAATGGCTCAGGCTCTATGCCGAATACCGCATGTTGCGGAAAACTGAGTTGGAAGAATTTGAAATAGTGGTGCATAATGCAGTCGCTAAAGTAGTAAACCGATTATTCTCAAAAGACAATGCAAGTGACTCAATGGATATTGGAACTGGTTGACAGGATCACCTCTCCGTTACATGCCGCGACCGATGCTGCTGAAGAAGCTACACGGGTCATCGACGACACGGAGGAAGTGGTCGACCGTCTTGGAGAAACATCGGGGAAAGCAGCCGGAAAACTGGAAGGGCTGGGAAAAGGAATGTTCTTTCTCAACCAACTGAAGGAAGGTGTCGACAATATCCGTGATTCCTTTAACGATGCTATCGAGCCGGGTATCCGTTTTGAAACTGCCGTTGCTGAAATGTCCGGTATCACCAATATGGAAGGCAAAGAACTGGACGCTCTTGCTGACAAAGCCCGGAATACGGCAAAAGTATTCGGTGTCGATGCGGCAAACGCTATGGGCGTTTACAAGGACTTGCTTTCAAAGATAACTCCGGAACTGAAAAAAGCACCGGACGCGCTGGAAATCATGTCGAATAACGTAATGACGCTTAGTAAGACGATGCAGAATGACGTTCCCGGAGCGTCCGCCGCCATGTCCACCGCCATGAACCAGTATAAGGTTTCGCTCGACGATCCGATGAAAGCCGCACAAACCATGACGGACTATATGAACATCATGGCGGCTGGAACTGTCGAAGGTTCCGCCGAAATCAAGGAAGTCGCGGAAGCCCTGAAACAAACGGGAAGTGTTGCAAAAACATTCGGTGTTGATTTCGCAGAAACGAATGCTGTAATCCAGTTGCTTGATAAATCGGGGAAAAAAGGTTCTGAAGGCGGTATTGCCCTGCGTAATACGATAGTCAAATTACAAGCTCCGACTACGGATGCGATCAAGCAGTTAAAAGCTGCCGGGGTCAGTATTGAAACGATGCAAAACCAGTCCCTTTCACTGACTGACCGCCTGCGTGCCCTGACTCCGGTCATGCATGACGCGACAATCATGTCCGCTTTGTTCGGAGGTGAAAACCTTGCTTCGGCAATGGCTTTGATTGATGGTGTAGACCAAATCGATACATGGACGGAAGCGATACAGGGTTCTACTTCGGCAGTTGATATGGCAGGCAAACAAATGGATACCTATGCCGAAAAGCAGAAACGCATGCAAGCGTTTATTGATGACTTGAAAATCAGCTTCTTTGAATTTGTAGAGCCTATTGCGCCGGTTCTTGAAGTGTTGGGAGTCCTTGTCGGGGCATTGGTGACACTCGGAACGGTCGCGTGGTCTGTCGGGCAGATCATGACGCTTGTCTCTATCAAATCATCAATTGCATGGCTGGCTGGCATGGCAAAAATGGTCGTATCAACAGTAACGTCTTCGGCTCTCATATCCACCGCTATTTACAGTATTCCGATTATTGGATGGATAGCACTTGCAATCACTGCCATCACAGCACTGGTCGCTTTTTTATGGAATAAGTTTGCGGGAGTACGCGCCTTCTTCTATGCCTTGTGGAACTTTATAAAAGTAATCTTCACGGAATACTATAAGTTCATTTTTAATGTGATGAAAGCCATTATCGATGTCATAAACCCGGCAAACTGGTTTGATGATGATTTCCATTTCAGCGATGTGTGGGACAGGCTGTCACAGCAAGCACTTGAAGGGGGTAAAAAGGTCGGCAGCGCATTTTCAGACGGTTGGAAAGAAGGCATGGCAGACTGGGAAAAGTCACACCCTAAAAACGGGGAGAAAAAAGAAGATAGCAGTTTTAACCTGAATTCTCCCTTGTCCCCGGTTAACGGGCAAACCAAACTGGCAGCCGGAGGAATAAAGGCTACTGATGGGAAGACCGGGCTTGGCGGGAAAGGTGGAAACAGCGTGAGAAACATCACCATGAACGTGACATTCAACAATAATTTCAAGGTTGCAGGTGGTGCGGATATGCGGGAAATTGCAGATAAAGTCAAACGGGAAATTTTAGCGGTGATAACCGATACAGTACCAGCAATAGGATAAAGTTATGACAGGAAATACAGCGTTAAATATTGGTGCATTGTTTACGGAGGTCTTCGGGATTTCATCCCCGATTTATCTTCCGTGGGGACGAACCCTACAAGATTACGATCCGGGGAAATACACCGGGGTGACAACGATTCCGGATGCCGAAGCCGAAGCGTACAGCTGGATGGGGACTCCGGTCATCGGGACGTTTACCCTTGACGGTAACAAGCAATACAGCACCTATAATCCGGACGGGTCACGCGGCACGATGAACATGGCTAGCTTTCCGATGCCGTATGCAACGGTCGTGGACTTTTCCCGCCCGATGAACTGTTCCAAAACGAAAGTCCTGGGCATTCACGGGACTGTAAAGGAGGTCTACGGGCTTGATGACTGGAAAATCAACATCCGGGGATTCTGCATAGCGGACAAAAGCCGGGAAGGTTACAAGACGGTAGCCGAACAGGTGAACGCACTCTGCAAGTTCCGCAAAGTGACGGAAGCAATCGGAGTAACGGGAAGCATCTTTAATAACAAGGAAATTTATTCCATCATTATCGATAACATCTCGTTCAACCCGATTCAGGGAAACAGCAGCGTAGTCCCCTTCACGATAGAGGCGACAAGTGACAACCCTTACGAATTGACATTATGAGCTATATGATGTGCAGCCGGATCACATTCCCGGCAAACAGGAAGCGCGGGGAACTGGTCATCCATACGGTTTCATCGGTTCACATTGAAAGTTCATGGAAGATGCTGACGGACTCCGCGGAAATAGTTCTTCCGAGACGTATCAGATACTTTGCGGGAAAAGACCTGAAGGAACTGCTGTCTGCCGGGGATCAGGTGAAGATTGAACTCGGATATGATTCCAACCTGTACACGGAATTTGAAGGATATATATCGCTGATCGGCTGGGGTGTTCCAGTGACGATCCGGTGTGAGGACGAAATGTATAACCTGAAAAGAAAAACAGTGTCCTATTCCGCAAAGAATGTCACACTGAAGAAACTGCTTGCAGACGTCGCCAAAGGCTATGAGGTAAAAACCAACTATGACGCGGAACTTGGTGCGGTGCGGTATTCGTCCAAGACAGTCGCGGAAATTCTGAACGACATCCGGAAGAAAACCAACCTTCACTGCTATTTCATCGGCAAAGTCCTGTATTGCGGAAATGTGTATTCCGAAAAGGTCGATACCGAAAAGGTAAAGATCGTGCTGGAAAGAAACGCTGTCAGCCAGGACTTGAACGAAACCAACGGTGAATTTCAGGTCAAGGTAGTCAGCATCGGTGCAGGCGGCAAGAAACTGGAAGCAAAAGCCGGAACGGAAGGAAGCGAGGTTTATAACCTTACTTACAATGAAAAAGGAAAAACCATCAAGGTTGAGGACTTGAAGAAGTTTGCAGAGGACTTTTATGAAAGCCTTAAAAAACAGAAGTACCGCGGGGGTGTCGAACTGTTCGGAATACCTGTCGTCCGTCATGGTATGACGGTTGACCTGAAAAGTGAAATAACACCGGAAATGAACGGATACTATTACGTTGAGAAAGTGACAAAGGATTTCAGTGACGATGCTACATACAGGCAAAAAATAGAGTTGGGAGGACGCGCGGAATGACAACGGACGAACAGTTACGTGATGCGCTTGAAAAATGGCGCGAAGGGGTTAGACAGGCACAACTGCGCTGGGTAACGGTTGACACGGTTGATAAGGACAACGGGACAATGGACGTGACCGGAGTCATTGACCAACTTGAATATTATGACGTCCAGTTGGGAATGGGGGCATTATGCATCTATCCGAAACCGGGAACGACTTGTCTGGTCGGAATCATCGAGGGACAGGAGACTGACGCCTTCTTGATTTCCGCAAATGAAGTGGACGAAATAGTGCTGAATGGCGGGACGTTGGGCGGACTGGTAAAAGTCGGAGAGCTGACGGAACGACTGAACCTGATTGAAAAGGACATCAATTCACTGAAACAGAAATTGTCCGGCTGGACGCCCGTACCGAACGACGGGGGAGCGGCTTTGAAAACGGCATTGTCCTCCTACACATCAGATTCACTGAAAGAGACACAGGTCGGGGATATTGAAAACGAAAGGGTGAAGCAATGAAGGGACTATTACTTGACAAGGACGGTGACATCCGGATTGTTCCCCATACGGGAAAAGACGGGCTGACCGGATTCGTGGTCGGTGACACGCTGATTCAGAATGCGGCAACCGTGCTGGAACTGAATCAGGGAGAGTTGAAAGAAGACCCGGTGCTGGGCGCGAACCTGATCCGGCATATACGGTCAAAGGCTGCTAAGACAGCCATTGAGAAACAAATGAAAATCCACCTGAAACGCGCAGGCATTGACTATTCGGAACTGGTGGACAAAATAAATATTGAAATTACCAACGATTAAAATTAACGAAAATGAAAGCAAGTAACGATTTGATTAAAAAGTTCGGAGTGGACAAAATCATTCACGGACTGATTGGGATGCTCATTTTAGCCGTGTGCGTGGTAGCATCCGTTTTCCTGTTTGGAGTGAGCTTCCTTAGCGTATTGGGCGGCATGGGCTTGGGAACTGTCTCCGCATGGCTGGCTGGTAAATGGAAGGAATCGAAAGACGATGTTCCGGACACGGCAGACATCCGGGCGACAGTATGCGGGGCATTGCTGGCGGATGTAGTCATATTACCGGTATGGATAGTCTTCCGCCTGATTCTATAACCCGTATGTATCATGAAAAGGCTACACGTACAGTTATGGATCGCAGTTTTCCTGTCCGTATCCGGAATGATCCTGCTGTTTTGCGGATTTTGGGTAGTACCTACGGGACAGATTGACAACTCTGTTTTAGTCGCCTATGGCGAAGTCTCGACATTCGCGGGCGCACTCTTCGGGGTTGATTACAGGTATAAATGCAAGTATAAGAAATACATTGAAAGAGAAGACGAAACAGAAAATAAGGAGGAAAAGAAAGATGAATAAGCCTACATACATTATCATTCATTGTTCCGCAACACGCGGGGACAAAGATTTCACAGAGAAGCAAATCAATGATTCGCACGTAGCCCGCGGCTTCGGTAAATGGGGATACCACTATTATATCCGGAAGGACGGACGTGTGATCCCCATGCGGGCGGAAAACGAAATCGGAGCACATGACAACTTTATCGTTCCCGGTACGAATACCAGTTATAACCGATGTTCAATCGGTATCTGCTATGAGGGGGGACTGGATAAGAACGGCAAGGCAAAGGATACCCGGACGGACGCACAGAAGAAAGCGATGCGCGAGCTCGTTCAGGACATCTGCCACCGCCACGACATTATTGATATCCTCGGGCATCGAGATACCAGTCCGGACAAGAACGGGAACGGCATCGTCGAAAAATGCGAGTGGATGAAAGAATGTCCCTGCTTCGACGTAAAGAGTGAATTTACCTCATTTTTACCACCTGTAATCGTTCGACCGTAATGAAAAAGATACTCGTTTTTTTACTCACAATCGTGGTGCTGTCCGTCTGTTCCTGCCGATCGTCCAAAACGGACACGACCGTCCATCAGGATAACACGGAGCAGAAGCAGACGGAACAGGAAGAAGTTTCTACGGACAAAACGCAGGTCGACGTAAACAAGAACGTTGAACGAATGATCGAGATGATGCAGCAAATGGAATTCAACTGGCAAAAGACGAACTATTCGCCACCGGATTCGACCGGGAAACAATACCCGACCTCTACGGAGACAGCGACGGGAACGTCTACCAAACAGGAGAAAGAAACCTATAATGAACAGATTCAGGTACAAATACAGGAAATTCAGGAAACCCTGCTGACACTGAAGGAACAACTGGAAAAACAGGAGAAGAATGATACAAAGGTCGTTGAAAAGGTCGCGTACATTCCTCCGTGGGCAAAAGCCGTAATAGCAGCCTTCTTTATTGCATTTGTATTTTTTATTTATAAAAATGTAAGATGAAAACTGTAGTACAAGCCGGACAAACCCTGCTGGACATAGCCGTGCAGGAATATGGTACAATCGAAGCGGCTTTCATGCTTGCCAGGACGAACGATATGGGCATAACGGACACACTACAAGCCGGACAGGAAATCGAAACCCCGGAAAAGGTCTATAACAGTGAACTGGCTGATTACTGCCAGCGGAACTCCGTTTGTCCGGCTACTTCTGAAACCGCCTCAAATGCGGTACGATTGAGAATTTTCACCGAACAGTTTACCGAACAATTTAAGTAATGGCTAGAACAATCGCAGAAATAAAGAAAGAAATGACGGATGCCTATATGTCAAACAGCATTATCCGTGACCTGTATGGCATCACGGGTGATGCCGACTTTGATTCGGTGTTTTCCCCCGTATCAATAGAAAGTACCCTGTTTTACATTTTTGCGGCAACAGCGCACGTCATAGAGCAAATGTTTGACCAGTTCAAATCGGACGTGGAGGAACGGATTGACGCCAATATCATACCGACCGTGCGATGGTATCATAGCAGTGCGCTGGCTTTCCAGTATGGTGATCCGCTGGTCTATGATCCGGAGAAATACCAGTTCCGGTATTCCGTTATCGACAAAACCAAACAGCTTGTCAAGTATGTGGCAGTCAAAGATCGCGGAGGAAGTATTCAGATACTCGTGTCCGGAGATGAGGGGGGACTTCCTTGTCCTTTGACCGGGGACGTTCTGACGGCATTTAAAAGCTATATGAATTCGATCAAGATTGCCGGGGTAATCTTGTCGATACAGTCAATTCCGGCAGATGACATCCGTATCAACGCGACCATAGAAGTCGATCCTATGGTTATCAACGCTTCCGGTATCCGCCTGACGGATGGTAGTAAACCAGTACTTGCCGCCATCAACGATTATCTGAAAGGTATCGAGTATGGCGGTAAATTCAATAAGACAAAACTTGTTGACGCGATACAGAAGGTTGAAGGAGTACTGGATATCGAACTTGGAGAATGTGCCGCAAAAGCGGCATCAGCTACGGAATACAATGTAATTAAAAACAATAACTATACGGCTGTAGCCGGGTGCTTCATCCTGAACAGCCTTGAAACCTCCCTGACTTATGTGGTATGATTTTGACATTATCAAATACGCGCAGTATGTGCTTCGTCCGTCATTGAGGAAAAGGAAGATATTTGCAATCATATCCATCTTCCTTCTCCCTTTAATCTTCATTTACACCCTGTTTAAAAGCTACCGTAAACAGGCTATCAACAAGCTGAATATAAACGGTCAGGTGATATATATCGAGAAAGTGCTGAACGACAGGTTTTTCTTGAAAAACAGGGAAATATACATCACTGATATTGCGGGAAAGGAGTCGTACCTGTATCACCGCAGGGAAGAGCAAATCCCGTCCTACCTGTATAAACGGGGTGAAGGAGTGGGAAAGAAACACATCCAGCAGCGCGGTGAAGGAAACTATTCGGGAAATTACATGGTGAACATACCGTCGTTCCTGTCAACGTATGAGAATGAGATTAAAAACTTGATTGACTATTATAAACCAGCCGGACGAACCTACGTCCTTAAAATATACGAATATGAATAAACTGTTATTTAAAGAAGGCGGACAGCCATTTTATTTGGATGATTTGGAATTTATGCAAGAATCCACAGCAGACGTATTGAAAGCCATTTGTTCCGGGATGAAACTGGGAGAGAAACATATTCTGTTAAGCGATCCGGTCAGCACGGAAATCCTTGGTTCCAATACAGTGTATACTATTGTCGGAAATGGATATATCGTGATAGGTGATGAAGTTTATCCGATAAAACCGGATATTCTTACTGTGCCTACATCACAACCAGTATACTGGGTGGTTGTTCAGGAAAAATTTCAAAATGAAATATTTGCGGACAATTCTGAAGCGCAAGTATATGAGCGCAGGTATGTAAAACTGTCAACAACATATACAAAGTCAGATATGTATGTAGGCAGAAATGATGTAGTAACATTCAGGAATAAAATATTGGCTATTGTCACAGATTATTTGGACAAGACCATAATAGAAAAGGACATGAAAGCCCAGTTATCCCTAAGTGAAGTCGTTTCCGGAAAAGCAGAAATCATATACCGGGCAAAACAGACGGGCAATGAAACTGTCTATTTTAATATCTTGGCTGCTGCCTATACAGGAACTCCCATGATAGCTCCTGAAGTGAACGGCAAACGGAGATTATGTACATTTGATTCGTCTGTAAAGAATATTTCCGGAGTGTTCAGTCTATCGATGTCGTATGCAGATTCATGGGATAATCCACAATCAATGATTGTTCAACTCACATTCGATAACGGCAACTGTTATATAGCTTCAGCAGATGGCAGCCCACTTGTCCAAATGCCTGCAAGTACTATTTTAATCGAGGATACATTAAAGATTTAACTGATAATGGCAACAATATACGAATTAAAAAGACGGGCACAGGAACTTTCGGCAAAGAAAGATTCCTTATCCATATCACCTGAAGAAGTGGGCGGCTTGATTGATGAAACGCTGGATGTCATCAACGAAGCGGAGAAAAACCAGATCGGGTTGGGGATTCGTAACACATACACCACCGTCGCGGAGATGAACGCGGACAGTACTTCCCCGGTCGGTTCTGACGGAAAGCCGTTGAAATTCGGTCAGATCGTGACGGTGTATGACGAAAACACCCCCGATGCAGTCGACAATGGTAACATCTACGCCTTTCAAAATCCGGGGTGGAAACTTGTCTCAACAACAGGCAACCTTTCCGTATATGCAAAAAAAGAAGATGTAGAGACGGCTAAGAATACGGCTGATGCAGCACAAAAGAAAGCCGATGAAGCCGCGGAATCCGCTAAAAAAGCGAATGAAAATATCGGAAAGCTGTCCGATAATATCGGCACGGAAGCGGAATCGGAAAGCGAAGACGGAACGGTATGGGGCGAACTCAAAAGCCTTTCTGACGATGCTGACAGTACATCGCAGGACGTGTCCTCTTTAATGGTAGACTTTGTACACCATTCGACGGAACGCTTTGACGAAATAGTGACTGACGCATCCATTGTGCTTGAGCAGTCCAGCGCAACCGTAGAGGGCGGTAAGGTTGTATTTGTTGCCAGCAAGGGTAAATTTGCCTACTTTGTTGATAACAAATATTATCCAAGTTGGACGGGCGTTGATAACTACATGAACGCTGACCGGACATCCCCGCACGAGAATAAAATATACCTGTTCGGCAACAAGACCTACATCTACTTTGCCGGGGCTTTGCTTTCTGCCGACTCTGACGCGATGCAATTAGCTGCATCCGCGGACTTGGCGGCAAAAGCGGCAAAGAAATCGGCTGAAGACGCACAGACTACCGCGTCTTCAGCATTGTCACTAGCTAACAAAGCCTTGTCCGTTATTAACGTCAACGGAATTTGTGGCGGCTCTGTTTATTCATTGCCTGCAGCCATTGCCGCAATTACGGAAAGGGAAAATATGGACAACACCATCTACCGTAAACCGGGCATTGTTTTGACCTATAAAATTGCTGAAGGTGAATGGGAATCCAAGCAATTTGCCGGATCATCCTTGAGGCTTTGCCACAGAAGCGAACTGGATAGACTTCGGTGGCGCTGGTGGCGATATGACGGGCAAAGGCGCAGTGTTGCTGGTCGATGAAATTGCCCCACTGTCAAACGGATACTATATTCTTCAAACGGCTATCAATGCCCTGACAACCTACGAGACAGCAAATGAAACGGAATGCATCAAGCCCGGTGTGGTCATTATCTACCGTACCGGAAAGGAAACATTCGAATCCAAACAGTTGTGCGCGTCCCGTGCCGATTATAATGACTTGGCGGCATGGAGCGACTTCAGCTCTGCTGCCGGGGGGACAGTCGAAACAGACACCGAAATCATCAAGGACAGCGTGAACCCGGTGGCGGGTGGCGCGGTCTATGATGCCATGCCCGTTGACGTGGACGGTGAACAGGCGGAAGACGGAACGGTACGTGTGTACATGAAGAACGCGGAAGGGCTTCCACTGGGAGACGGGTTCACCTTTGCTGTCGGAACAGGTGGCGGTGGGGACGTTGCCGGGACAATCGTGTATATCTACCCGCAAAGGACTTCTTTGTATGCCGCACTCGGAACTGACGACCTGACAATCAGGCTTGCAATCCTGTCGCGTACCGGATCGGGTGAAATGGTTTCATACAACAATATCGAAACCCTGCAGCTGAAAGACAAGTCAACGGGTGAAACGCTTGAAACGTTCAACGTGAACCGGGAAAGCTCCGCATCTGATACAGACTACTCTTTCACCATCCCGGTAAAAAGCTATTTCAGCGAAGCGATGAACCGCAAGTTCGTGATCGTTGCCACCGATGACGGAGGAAACACCGCACAGAAGACAATCAGCGTCACGGCTGTAAACCTGAAACTATCGCGCGTATGGGCTTTGTATAAAACATTACAGCAAGGCTCCGGACTTGTCACCATGACGGACGTGTTCAAACTGTCATCCGCCAATAAATCCACAGTCACGGCACATATCAAAGTGGGTGAAGAATGGAAACTGATATCACAGACCAGTGTGGCTTCCACACGCTCACAGGACTTGCAAATCAACGTTTCGTCTTTGGGATTGACACATGGTGCATATACTGTCAAAATCGTCGCACAAGACGTGGAATCGGGTGTGTGGTCGAACTACCAGTTCTTTGATGTGATGATCGTCAACCCGTCCAGCCTTATGCCCGTTGTCTCGTTGGCGCATTCGGAAGAAACGGAAACGGCATGGTCGGTCAGGAAGTATGCAAACCTCAATATCGAGGTGGCGTGTTATGATCCCAGCCATGTCGCCACCGATGCCCATGTCGAAATACACAGGGTCGCAAAGGTTACCAATACATCTACCGGGGACAATAATGAAACCGACACGGTGCTGACTACCGTATCAGTAGGACGTAACAGTACATTTAATCTGTCCACCCGTGTCGATGGCTTCACGATTGCAGACAACATCCGGAATACGTTGGGTATTTACGGGAAATGCGGTGCTGGGGAAAGCAATACGATTGAGTACTCCGTTAACAGTTCCGTCATTGACATTAACGGTGATTCCGGCTATACGGTTTATTTCAATCCGGCAGACAAGGACAATTCGGATCAGGACAAGTCATGGCTGTACGGACTTTATGAAATGAAGCAGACCGGGTTTAACTATTCCACGAATGCCTTTGTCACCGACAAGACCGAAGGGAAGGCATTCAAGGTTTCGGATGATGCCACCGCATTGTGTACTTATCGTCCCTATAACCGTACCAATATTGAGCAGACCGGATCAACTACCATCATCAAGATAAAAACGCAGAACGCTGCCGATCCTGACGCGAACGTCGTGTCATGCTGGGACGAGGCAAACCAAATCGGGTGGCGTATCACTTCAAAATGTGTGTACTTCAAAGCACTCGGAACTGAACTGATCGAACGGTATTTCAAGCCGGGCGACATCTACGAGTTTGCTTTCGTCATTGAAAAAGCAAATGCGGAAGAGGACGGCAAAGGCTATATCAAGCTATATTGTGACGGTGACCTGATTGGCGCATCCAAATATACGGCAGGACAAAGCGCGATCAAACAGTCCGAACAAATCAGTTTCTCCGGAACAGCCGGGGAACTGTACATGTACCGCTTGCTCTCTTGGGAAAAGGAAATGGCGGACGAACAGATTAACGATGAATTTGTGATCGGTAAATCTGATACGGACGAAATGATCGCTTTGAACAAAAAGAACGATATCCTAACCGACAATAAAATCGACCTGAACAAAGCACTTGAAATGTGTGACTGTCTGGTGGAAATGCCGCACGGGGATTATAAACTTGAAACGCTTGACAACGTAACGGATACATCCACCAAGATATATACAGACCTGTACCTGTTCTGCAAGGACAAAGGTATGAGCCTTATTATCGAGAACGTGGAAACGACCAATCAGGGAACGACATCCGCCTTCTATCCGACCTATAAGAATAGGAAATACAAGCTGAAAAAGGCAACTATCCGCGCAATGTATCCGGAACTGGCTCCGCAGGCTTTGCTCGATGCGATTGCAAACAAGAAAATCATCCTGCGTGGCAAGACTATCCCATTCGACAAGGTCTGTCTGAAGGTCAACTATGCATCACCCGACAAGGTGAACACACCGATTTCACGTATCAATAACGATATGCAGAAAGCTTTGGGCGAGGATTACATGACACCAGCGCAGAACGCGTACTATGCGGACGAAAACAATACGCTGGACTTGCGTACAAGTATTGACGGTAACAGCGTGCTTGTATTCAAGTCGGATACCGGAAATATCAATGACGCGTACTTTTGGTGTCGCGGTGACTGGAACATTGACAAGGGCAACCCGCCGACTTTCGGTTTCAAGGACGTTCCCGCTATAATGCCGACTGCTTGAGTTATGGCGACTTCACCGACCTTCCGGACGTGACGGAATCCTATTTCATGTCCCATACTGGTGACTATGATCAGGATACAATATATATGCTTTCCAAATCGACGGACGCTTCGTACAAGTTCATGGAATACGTCGACGGAACATGGAAGAACACCACCGGTACAATCTCTTTCAACGGCAAGAAAACGGTTGTTACCGGGCGTGTCCTGAATCCGGTTGAATGTGTTGAAATGCTTGATTATGAAGGAATGTGCATTTTTGATGACATCGACAACTTCATGACCATGCAGTCGACGCACAGCAAGTGGGTGAAAGGCTTGTACGGTGGTGAACTGTCAACGGAAAGCCTTGTTCCGAAATGGACGATGTTCTTTGAATTCCGTACACCGGATGATGACGGCATGAATCTTGCCTACGCGCTCGGAAAGAAGACACCATACCGCTGGAAGCAGTTCTGCGAATGGGTGTATTCCTGTAACCCGAAGAACCGTATGGCAGGCGGCAAAATCAGTATCAACGGGGTACAGGTCAGCGACACGCTTGAAAACCGATACCGGAAGCTGGTTGAAGAAATGGACAGGTATTGCAGCGTGGCTTCTTTCCGCGCATACCTAGTCCGTATCCTGTATCATTCAGGCGTCGACCAGTTATCAAAGAATAGCATGTGGGCTTTGTATCTCTGCCCGGATGGTGTCTATCGTTGGTATATGAACCATGACTACGATTCGGACAGTACGAACGGCAAGAACAATTCCGGTATCTTCAAACTTCCGTATAACGTGATGCTTGACAGCGTTATGGAAGGGGAAAACGTGTTTGCCGGACGTATGAGCGTTGTTTGGCAAGGGATGTGGCGTTATGATCAGGTCGGGCTTGCCGCGACCGCGGAGAAAATCCGTACATCACGCCTTCCGGGTGGTGAATCCGCATTCTCCTACGAAGCCGTGCTCCGTGAATCGGAAGAAAAAGACCATTTGATGATACCCGCAATCGTCGCCTGCCGTGACTCGGTAGCAAAATATATCACCAATCCGGGCGGTCAGGCGTTCAACGTGATTTCCGGTATGGGTATCCCTTACCGTCATTATTATGTGTCTGCCCGTTATGATTTCCTTGACGCTTATTTCGGTGTCAGCACGATCCTGAAGGCGGATAATATGTGCATGTTCCGCACCATCGGTGAGAACATAAATATCGAAGTGACTGCAAGCGAGCAATGGAAATTGTGGGCGGGCTTCAATACGCCAGCCGCACAACAGGGGGCATGGGCGGAAGAAGACGGTTCAAAGGTGACATTCCATTTCGACGGCTCAAACTCATCGAGTGCGATCTATATCATCGGTGCATCGAAGATCAAGTCTTTGGGTGATTTGAGCACTGTCAATATCGACGGTACGCAGGCAAAGGACTTCACTACGCTGATTCGCGTCGAAGAACTGGTGTTCGGCAGTAAGCGCAAAGGATTCGCCAACAATAGCGTCACAGACCTTCCGCTTGGCGAGAAGCCGTATATGAGACTCCTGAACGTGGAGAACTTCAAAAAGCTGGTGTCTCTTGACCTGACCGGGGCAACACGCCTTTTGCACCTGTTGGCATACGGCAGCGCACTGCAGATCGTCAACTTTGTGGGTGGCTGTCCGGTTCAATATGCGGAATTGCCGACCACCATGACACAGTTCAAGTTGATGAACCTCGATAAGTTGAGCTATAAAGGGCTGAATGCGGACACAGGCATCGTTGTTGAATCCATGCCGAACATCACCACACTGCGCGTGGAAAACTGCCCGCTTATCGATGTTGTAAAGATGATCCGCGACATAATTGATTCGCAGGAGGGCAATGTCGTATTCCGCCATATCCGTATCACGAACCGTGATTTCGTCGGGAACGGATCGGAAGTGCTGGAAATCCTGCGTCTTGGTATCGGGGGACTGGACGAAAACGGTAATCAGGTAGAGAAGCCCGTACTTACCGGAAACTATCTGCTGGATGAAGTAATCGAGAACTCGGATATAGAAGCGATCCGGAACGGGTTTGAAGGTTTGACCGTTTCCACCATCATCGATGCCTATGTCAAGATGATTGATTGGTTCAATTCGGAAGCCTATGGCGGTGAACCTTATTATCCCGAAGTCACATTGGATAATGTGGGTGAAATAATGGATTATTATAATGGCGAATCTTACGAGGAATATCTCGAACGCTTCGCCAAGGATAACATGGATATTAACGACTTAATAAACATCAATTAAATTATGAGTACAAAAGAACAAAGCGCAACGCTGCTGCGCTTGAACAAGCAGGCACAAGTGGCGGCTCTGAACGCAGTGGGATTCTCGGATATCACCGAGAACTCCCGGGCTTCGGAATTCGGACAACGTATCAAATGGGCTGCCGGGCTTCTTGACCTCTGCCTTGCCTGTAACCGCATCTCTGATAACTCCAAGGCATACTTTACCGCTGCCGAATGGAACTCCCTAACCGCTGCCAACAAACAGCTGTATATTAAACGCGGTCTTCGAATCCGCGCTTATGGACGTTCCTTTGTGATTGCTGCCCAGGAATGCTATAATGCCGACATGACTACTACCTTCTATTGGGGCGGTCAGGGCAAAGCCATAGACGGGCTGAACCAAAAGGGACTGGGCGCCATGTACGGCTGCTTCACTGGTGAGGAGGATACCGACCTGATTATCACTACCCTGAAAGACCAGAATAATAGCGGTGTAATCGGTGCGCCGGCTGCCGAAGCCGCCCGTGCATACCGTGCTTATACCCTTGAAAGTGACGGTATCGATGACGAATCCAATTGGTTCCTTCCGTCATCCGGTCAAATGCTTCTGATGTACCGCTACCGCGATAAAATCAATGAGATGATGCGGACATTTTGGAGCAGTGACAGTATGTTGATGACCGATAAGTACTATTGGTCGTCAACGATTTGGGACAATAACTCCGCCTGGATATTCGAACTAAATACCGGGCGTATTACCACTCAAACTAAAAATTCAACCCTTCTCCATGTGAGAGCTATTGCATCAGAATAGTATTAACTTAATATTATACAATAAAATGGATAAAAATATTGCCAGCGCAATGCTTTTGCGCCTGAATAAACAAGACCAAGTTTCAGCTTTGCAGTCAATAGGTTTTACAACTGTTAATGAAAATACATCGGCAAGCGATATCGCCAAGTATATGAAATGGGCAGGTACTCTTCTTGACCTTTCTTTGGCTACGCTCCGTATCGAAGACGGCAAACAAGTCTTTTTCACCGCTTCTGAATGGAACTCCATGAGTGCGAATAACCGTTCCAAATACATCCGTGTCGGCATCCGTGTACGTGCCGAATGTCGCCAGTTCATTATCGCTAAGAGTGACTGTATTGACGCAGGCGGCGCGAAAACATTCAAATGGGGTGGTTACGGCACTGATATACGCGGACTTAAAAATTACGGTAATGGTAATCAGGGACTTTATGACACTTTCGATGGTAAGGAAAACACCGATGTTATAATAGAGACTCTTGCAGGCGTCAAGGATACCCTGGAACTGTCGGTGCGCCAGCTGCTGAAGCCGCCCGTGCATACCGTGGTTGTACGCTTGAATCTGACGGCATCGAAGATACAACCGTGTGGAACCTGCCAGCATTGGGTGAATTAATGCTCATAGCCAAGTATAAGAAAGAAATCAACGAGCTTGCAACTTCCATGTTTGGCTCTCAAAATATAATTACAACTGACTGGTACTGGAGCAGTACCGAATACGATGCCTCGTACGCGTGGTACGTGAACATGAACTACGGCAGCGTGAACACGTACACCAAGGGTAGCGCAGGCAGGGTTCGTCCCGTTTCCGCAATAGATTCTTTATCCCTTTAACTCTTTATCTCTTAGATAGTTACGTTTAATTAGCCCCGGTAGGGGCTTTTTAAGTTTTAAATTTTTGAAAAAATGAGTGTTAATAGTTTGACAATCATTAACTTTGCGGAGCAAAAGAAAAATTTTAAAAATATCAAAATTTAACATGGGGAGAGCAGAGGACAGGCCAGTCTACCAGTGTATGTATCGGTTATTAATGTTGATACTTGATGCAAGGGACAAGTTTCCGAAGAATTACAGATACGAATTCGGTACGGAACTTATGATGTCCGCCCTTCGTTGTTGCGAACTAATCCGTTACGCAAATTCTAATCTTCCACGTCGTGTGGAATACCTGAACGAATTCCTTGTTAAGTTTGATACATTGAAACTCTTATTAAGGGTATGTCGAGACCGGAAACTGATCAATATTCAGACGACAGCAGACATCATCGAGATGGTTACGTCGATTGAAAAGCAAATTATCGGGTGGCGTAATTTCACCGCTTCCCAAGAGAAGACAGCTTCCGTAAAGCCAGAGCCATAATCTTCACGGAGTTTATGGGCGAGCAATCTAATTTATCTATTGGGCATTCCCCCGGTGATGAACCGGGAAAGACTAAGACAGTGAATGCTGAATCCTCGAACGCGTGGTACGTGAACATGAACAACGGCAACGTGAACACGAACACCAAGAATAGCGCAGGCAGGGTTCGTCCCGTTTCCGCAACAGATAAACCGATCTATGACATACCCTTATCTTCAATTATTGAAGCTTACGATGACTGCAGCAGGCAAAAGCGCAATACTGATGGCTGTATTGAGTTTTCCTTCAATTATGATACGGAACTAGTCGCTGTATGGGAAAGTATCAGATACGGTCACTATGAACCGGACTTCTCCGATTGCTTTATGCGCAAGAAACCTGTTTTGCGTGAAGTATTTGCTGCCGCCTATATTGATCGTATTGTGCATCACTGGATCGACCTCCGCCTTGACCCGATTTTGGAAAAACGCTTTCAGGCACAGGGGAACGTTTCAAAGAACTGCCGTATAGGTGAAGGATGCCTGTCCGCTGTCATGCGCATGGACGAAATGATTAAAGAAGTCAGTGCGAACTATACACAAGACGCATATATCTTTAAAGGTGATTTAAAAAGCTTTTTTATGTCCATGTCAAAGTCTCTGCTATGGGAAATGATTGATATATTCGTTCGCGACAATTACAAGGGAGATGACATCGAATGTTTGCTGTATCTGCTCCGGGTTGTCATATTTCACCAGCCACAAAAGAAATGTCATAGAAAATCCCCCTTGCATCTGTGGGATAAATTGCCGAAAGATAAAAGTCTGTTTTACAACGACCCCGAACGTGGTGTTGCCATTGGTAACCTTCCTTCCCAAAAGTTTGCGAATTTCATAGGCTCGGTGTTTGACTATTATGTAACTGTAATATGTGGAATAAAGCACTATGTACGTTTTGTTGATGACTTTGGCTTTGTCATGCGTTTTAAAGAGGATATCCTAAAGAATATCCCTTTGCTCAATAGCTACCTGAAAGAACAATTGCTTTTGGAACTGCATCCTAAAAAGATATATATACAACATTTTTCAAAAGGTGTCCTGTTCGTAGGCGCATTCATACTTCCCAATCGAATCTATATTTCAAACCGTGTCGTGGGAAATATATATGATGTAGTCAGCAAGTATAACAAGATCGCAAAGGAAGGCTTCTGCGAAGCCCATATTGAGACTTTCGTGGCTACGATGAACAGCTACTATGGATTGATGAGACATTTCAATACGTACAACCTAAGACGCAAAATAGGGAAACTTATTGCTCCGGAATGGTGGCAATATATATATGTTGAAGGACATTGGGAAGTCTTTGTAATAAAGAGCGAATTTAATTTTAAGAAACAACTAAAAAAACAAATAAGAAAAGGCAATGCGAAGAAATATCTTACCCCTGAAATCTGCTAAGCCTATCGAACAACAATCCGACGGAACATGGATAATTCGATATGCAATACAATCAATCGGTAGAACTGATAGTGAAGGAAACGAACTGGTAACGTTTGCCAGTTCTACATTCTTAGAAAAACCAACATTGGAAATGATAAAGAAGAGTATTCATAGATATGCAATGAGCGTTCTTGATGACGAAGATGTTCTTCCGCTTGTTGCTAATCCTGATTTATCTGTTTACATGATCATTGATTAAATTTAAAGCCTGTTTAAACTCAATTAAACAGGCTTTTATTTTGCACCAAAAATCACATTTTGTTTTATGTTAAGATGTGTTTCAATGACACATTTTGTTTTTCGGTCGGGAATTTTTTGATTTGGCGATTGTAAGAACAACAACGCATTGTTGCTCAAATAGAAAAACTATTTGAGCAACTGCGATAGTTCATTTATCCGTTCTGCAATACGCTGCTGTTCTTGATAAGGTGGAATACCAATAGGCAGATTGTAGAATAACTCTTTATTGAGGTGCGGAATAGCCGCACCTCTTTTGGAATTTCTCAAATCCTCTTTATAGAACAGAATGAAAGCCAAAATATATGGTTTCCACATAGCCGAAGAAAGCCATAACTGTTTGAATGTACTCCCCATATACCCATCTTGCAGAACAGTGAAAACTTCACCTGAATTTTCACCATCTACAAGAATGATGTTATCTCTGGCATAGACAAATTTTCCTTTCTCTACAATGGTAGCAGATGATTTACCACGTAGGTATTTTGCATCCAGACAGATGCCCTTTCCGTTTCTTTTTTCACCGTCTATCAGTTGGCATATATCTTTCAAACGTAGCACAGACCAATTGTTAGGATATTCAAAAGGAAGCTCAATTTCAACGGTTTGCGCATTTATCCTCTCATAATACTTGCTATTGCTTTTTCATACTTTTCTACAATTCTATATTGTTCAGACAAAGGAGGCAAGGGGAATAATAATGAATTGAGGTCTTCTTTATTGAATCCCGCTTGGGCGCAACGACTCCGATTGACAATTTCATTTTGATATATTGAACTACAATAATACAGAAAAATATATTTCTGAAATATAAGTCGGGATTCGTATAATGGGATAACTTTTGCTAAGGCTACATTATAAGCTCCATATTCTGCATAAAATACTTTTCCTAAAGAAGCCCCATAACGAGCTAACAAAATATCTCCTTTTTGAGAAATCTTACTGGCTGTAGAAAGCGGTATATATATAGGTTGTGGGTTAGAGCCATAATCTCTAATTTGAAATAATCGTATATATCCTTCTTTTTCTCGTTCAATAAACTTAGACTTTGGAGGTTGGGAACCGCCTGAAATATCAAATAAGTCATTATGTCTCACCCATACCCAAGTATTAGGTATATCAAATGGTATTTCATCAGTAATATCTTGTTCTGTTTTACCAATCTTCTCGAAGTACTTGTTATCGTCACCTTTGAAGATAATAGAATCGGTTAAGGCAGACTTCTTCAACTTGCCTTCTTTAATGAGTTGCTGCTTTTCCAATTTTATCTGTTCAAGTAACTCTTCGCCAGTTCCTTCTTCTGCTATTTGTTGTACAAGCCGACCTTGAACAGCTTCTTGTAGGATGGATTTTTTGAGATTTCCTAGAAACTCTACATTTAATTTATCTAATGCCTCTTGAGATTTTGCATATCGATCGATAACAGGTAATATTTCTTGAAGTTTTTTATCTATTTCATATTGCTCGTTAGTAGGTGGAAGTGGAATTAGAAGATTTAATATATGCTCACGGCTAATTCCAGGGATAACACCTTGTGCATTAGAAATTATCGTTTGCAAATTAGCTTCAACTACAGATTTAACATATGATAGACTTATCGCATTGGAGAAATTTCTAATAATTTGAATTTGTCTAGCAATATGTATTTTATCTACATTACAGATGCACATTTTCCCAACTCCTGAACCTTTACAAACAATAAGTAAATCTCCTAATTTTCCTATTACCGTAGGAGTTTCAGTCCAACGATTTATTACCAAATTCCCGTTCACAATATTACTTGCTCCTGTAATATAGGGAATTCCTTGATTACTCGAATTATACTTTTCAGGAATAAAGTCTTGCCCTGATAGCAGTTCTATAACATTTGACAGTTTACTCCATTCCCACCCATTCGGAATCTCAAACGGAATTTCATCATCTATGCACTTCACCTCTCCCGTAGCGAGAAACTTCTCATAATAGGAATTATCGTCACCACGGTAAATGATAGATTCGTTTTTGTCTTTCTTGATTTTCTTTTCCTTAATTAGTTTGTCTTTTTCTACTCTGATGCGTTCAAGAAGCATAGATGCAGGTTCGTCATTAGGATCTTGCGGTACAAGTTTGCCCTGTATCGCCCACTGGAGTATGCTGTTTTTAAGTTGCTTTCCGTTCATTGTTCGTAATCCTCTCCTTGTATTCCTAACTCTCCTTTGCTCATGGCATTGGCAATATCTATTTTTAGTTCTTCATCATAGTCTTTACTTGTCATAAAACTATTGACGATGCGCAGCAGCAAATCTTGGTCGATATTCGATGCTGCCACATGATAAATGATAGATTCCAATGTACGCATACAGATGCAAGCGTGCCAATAGTAATTGTTTTTGTGTAAGAAGTATGTACCCAAAGTCAGTGCAATACGCTTATTCCCATCATTGAAGAAATGCCCGGAACAGAATCTATACATCAGATAGGTTAGTTTGTCAGCAAAGGTCGGATAGTATAAATCATTTTGTACAAAATCCAATGTAGCACGAATACCACCTTCATCATGCACACCTTCAAAGCCACCATTACTGGCATCAATCATTTTGCCATAGATGCTTAAGGCTTCATCGTAATCTATGTAAATAATTTCCTTACTCATCTTCTGCCTGCTTTAAGCGTTTAAGCACATCTTTGTTATCCGCTAAGATACGGTCAAAATCAATAGACTGGTCACCGATGAATCGTTCAAACTCTTCAGGAGTAACAGTTTGTAGGTAATCTGCTATATTACCATGATACGCATCCCGGAAACTGAAATCCCTTGAAGCCATTTTAGTCCTGGCATCATTCAGATAAGGTTTCTGCATTGGATGTTCGGCAAGTTCGTTTACAATACGCTCCACTTCTTCAATGGTAAGCAACTTACCACCATTTTCTTTAAATCGTTCACTGATGGCTGCACCCACTCCGTTTTCAAAAGAAGAGATAACCAATAGAACCTCTGAATACAACGTGTGTCGAACATTGTCTTTTGAATCCAACTTTAATACTTCTCGGTATTCTTTAGCATTCTCTTTGAAAACAGCCTTGTAGATAAAATCTGTAATTTGGGAATACTTGTATGTGGGATGTCCGTCCACATATTGGTTGATGGCAGAAGTGAGATTTTTACGATAATTTTCTTCTGTGATTGCTGCAGGAAGATAATGCACATCCCTACGGTTTATATATTTTGTCCCTCCACCAGTTTTTTCATTGATGGTAGTAATCACAAAATCCAAGATAAGGCTACGGACTTTTCTCGCTTTCTCACTCTCTGTAAGTAGCATACCCATATCTAAGAATGAACGAAAATTGAACAATCCGAGCTGGGTCGTTTTGCTCCCGACATTTATGACGGGAGCAAATTGTAACTTTAACTCTTTCAGATGTTTACCTTTACATAAAACATAACCGTTAGCCGATAATTCATCGGAATGTTTTTCCAAGTAGCGTTCTATTGTTCGTTCTTCTACTTCGTAGAAATCGGCAACCATTTTTTTTGTAAAGCGATACTCTCCCGCAAAGAGCATTCCTTCAATGTCAAGATGCTCCTGTACTTTGCTGACTGCAAAACGGTTGTTAAGTACATTTTGTCTTTCTATGTTTGAGATGGTCAAATCTTTCATATCACTTCACAATTATCAGTTACACGATTTTATGTCTATACCGAGAATCTTTTGAATCTCAGAAAGGGTTTTGTCTATTTCATGGTCGAGTGCAGCACGTTTCTCAAAATATTGTTTGAGCAATTCTGCCGGAGGGAGTATTTCTTCTTCCTCTTTCGGGAATTTACATTGATCGAAGTTACAATCCAAATCTATCAGCTGTTGGGCTGTAAACACACGGCTTTTTTCTCCCACTTCGTCATTGATGATTTCTTTTCGATCTTTCCACCATTCTTGAATAGGCAGCGTGTGTTCCACCTTCATAGGTTTGGTCTTTGAGAAGTGTTTGTACCCTTCCGGCATATCAAGACGATAGAACCATGTTTCTTTGGTCTTGAATCCTTCTTCGCAACCTTCGGCTTCTTCATTATTAAAGAAAAGGATGTTGGTTGCAATAGATGTGTATGGAGAGAATATAGAACCCGGCAAACGGATGATTGTATGTAGATTGAACTTGCGAAGGAGATTTTCTTTAAGTGCAAGTTTTGCTCCATCCGTACCAAATAAGAAACCATCAGGGATAATCACACCGCACCGTCCACCAGCTTTGAGGCGATACATGATAAGGGCGATAAACAAATCCGCAGTTTCACTTGAACGGTACTGTACTGGGAAGTTGATTTTTACGCTGTCTTCCGTGCTACCACCATACGGAGGATTCATGCCGATAACATCAACCTTGTCGCTTTCCTTGAAATCAGTAACATTCGTTCCAAGCGAATCACAGTTGGTTATGTTGGGAGCTTCAATATCATGGAGCAGCAGGTTTGTGATGCTCAAAAGGTAGGGCAACGGTTTCCATTCCTGACCTACAACGGCATTTTGCAGTTTTTCTCCATCTGCCGCAGAGCCAATATTCCTGCCCATATATTTAAGTGTCGAGGTGAGGAAGCCTCCCGTTCCACTGGTGAAGTCGCCAAAGGTTTCGCCCAATTTCGGGTCGAGCATCATCACAATAAAATCAGTCAATGCACGTGGTGTGTAGAACTCTCCGGCATTTCCTGCCGATTGCAGATCTTTCAAAATTCCCTCATAAATATCTCCGAATGTGTGACGGTCGTCAGCATCGTCAAATTCGATTTCGTTTACAATGTTGACCACTTGGCGCAGAAGCGTTCCATTCTTCATATACTGGTTCAAGTCTGCAAATGTTTCTTGAACAATGCTTTTAGCTCTTGGGGTATTGGCATCTATCGGGAGATTCTTCAAGGTAGGAAACAGTTTCTCATTGACGAAAGAGAGTAGGGCTTCTCCAGTCAATGCTTCACCGTCTTTTTTATCTATTGCCCAGTTACGCCAACGCAAATCCTCGGGGATAATGGACTTGTATTTCTCATCTTTCCATTCCCATGTTTCTTCTTGTGTGTCATAGACTTTCAAGAAGAACATCCAAGTCATCTGTTCAATTCTTTGTGCGTCACCATTGATACCTGCGTCTTGACGCATTATATTTTGGATTCGCTTTATGATATTATTTACTGCCATTTTTAAGCTGATTTATATATTTGATATTCCAATTCTCTGATGGCTTGTTCAAAAGCGACTTTGCCACCAAATAGTTTTATGATTTTTGTTGGTTTTCCTATGCTATTGAATGGCGGTATCTCCAAGATGTTCGCCTTTTCAAAGTCGAGAATACCATTCTCTGCATATTTGTCAAGAAGAGCCTCCAATACTTCACGAGCTTTACCTTCGTACTTCCCGAAGTAATTACGCTTCTTTACATTGTTTGCTCTCTCTTTCCTTGTTAATGGCGGTTGGTCAAACGCAACGTGGCATATCACATCAAAGATGTCGGCATCCTTCAATGCCGGATTAGCTTCACGTACAGCATCTATCAGAATAGCATATTCCTTCAATTCATCCATAATGGCTTGTTTGCGTTCTGCTTCAGTCCACGTTTGTACGAAATCATTCAAACTTTGATAGTGTCGCAACAGTTGCTTTTTCGCAAACGACTGAACGCTTTCCGTTCTCATCGTCTTACCATCTTCTCCTAACACTGAAACGATTTCATGGGCAATGCGAATATTCTTACCGCTGATAAGATATTTCTCACGAGGCTCAGATACTATTGGAGTTTCTGGAGCATCAATGATTTTGTAAGGTTTGGGCTTTTTCCCTCCTCCTTTTGGTGGTTCCGGGTCGCCATCAAATGCTGGATCTTTGAATTTTGCGGTAGCATTGCGGAAATCAAGGATTTCCAAATGCCATTTGCCCTTGTCTTTTCTAAGTCGTGTACCTCGTCCAATGATTTGTTTAAATTCAGTCATAGAACCAATTTCTTTGTCTATGACGATTAAACCACAAGTTTTGCAGTCCACTCCTGTAGATAAAAGTTCAGATGTGGTAACAATTACAGGATAAGGCTCATCTACACTAATGAAATTGTCCAGTTGTTTCTTACCTTCTTTATCCTCACCAACAATACGTGTAACATAGTAAGGCGACTTTTTACATAAATCGCTATTCATATTGATAAGCAGAGTTCTCATTTCGGCAGCTTCCTCAATATCTGAACAGAACACGATTGTCTTTGTCATACGACCAATGTCATGTAACATTTGGGTTATCCTATTTGCTACTACTTTACGCCTTAACTTGATGGCGAGGTCACGACCTATATTCTGTCTTTGATATAGTTTCTGTTCAATCTCCTTGCCCAATAAATCTATTTCACCTTCTTCTGGAGTCCATCCTTGTAAATCAATATTAATAAAGTCTGCTGTAACCCTGTATGGAGCTAAGAAACCATCTTGAATGCCTTGAAGAAGTGAATAGGTATATATTGGTTCACCAAAATAATCCAAGTTGTTCGCTCTTTCGTCAGCTTTCGGTGTGGCTGTCATACCAATTTGGGTAGCCGAACTAAAATATTCCAATACCTTGCGCCATGCGGAATCGTCTTTTGCACTTCCTCTATGACACTCATCGACAATAATTAAATCAAAGAAATTTGGCTGCACCTCCAGGAATGGGTCTGGTTTACCCTCTTTCCCGACTAATTGGTGGTATAAAGCCATATACACTTCGTATGACGAATCAATTTTTTCCTCCTCCTCTCCAACAGAAGTTATCTTGGTCATAAACTTCTTGAAAGGCTTGAAGTCTTGCACCATTGTTTGGTCAATGAGGATATTGCGGTCTGCAAGATAAAGAATCTTTTTCTTAGCCCCACTTTTATGAAGACGATGGATAATCTGGAAAGCTGTAAAAGTCTTACCTGTACCGGTTGCCATTACGACAAGTACACGCTGTTGCCCTTTAGCAATAGCTTCCACTGTACGGTCAACTGCTATACGTTGGTAATATCTTGGCTCATGGCTATGGGCATCATAATAAAACGGTGTTTCTATTATGTTAAGTTCATCCGAAGTGTAGTTCTTGGATGCAAGATAACGATTGTATAGTTCTTCTTCTGTCGGGAAGTTTTCTAACTTGATTTCGGTTTCCTTTCCAGTGATAAAGTCATGTTCCAAGAAAGCATCACCATTACTGGAGTACGCAAATTTCAAGTCAAGGATTTGGGCATAATCCATAGCTTGTTGAATACCACCTCCAACAGCGTGTTTATTGTCTTTAGCTTCAACTACCGCAATAGGTTTACCTTTATGATATAATAGATAATCAGCTTTTTTACCCTCCGTCACAGAATGCTGGTTGCCAACAACAAGTACTCGACCATCCGTAAAATAGTATTCCTCACGCATATTTACGCTTACTGCCCACCCTTTCTGTTGAAGTGCAGGAGTAATGAACAGAGTGCGTATCTCTTGTTCTTTGAGTTCTTTCTTGTTTACTTCCATGGCAATAATCATTTATTATTTGCACTACTAACAATCAAATCTTTTACATCAATATTAAGGGCATTAGCTATGTCATTAAGTGTCTTGAGGTCTGGCTGAACAGTATTACTACACCATTTACTCACAGTGCAGTTGGATTTCCCTATCTGCTCAGCAAGCCATTTTCCTGTTTTCTGTTGCTCAGCAAGTACTACTTTTAGTCTATTAAAATTAGCCATGAGGTAAAATGTTTTAATTTAAGAGCAAATTTATATAATTTGTTTGACAACAGAGCAACTTCCGATAATAATTATTATCAGGAAGCGAAAAAATGACTGAATATAGGCGTAAATATGCGATTTTATGGTCATTATCAAGAACCATATGCACAATATCTATTGTTATCCCTATATGATGTTCTCATCTATTTCAATCTTGTGTTGTCCAGCAGTCGTGCGTAAGTTCTTCCTTATGGTATCAATGGTAGAGTTGGAAAACCATTCATTGAAAGTCTGCAAGACAAACTTTGCTGTAATGTCACCATTAATGTTATATTGAAATGCAATGTTCCATGCAAAGTTTTTCAATGAGATTTGTGTAACTGAAGAGCGTTTTTTGATGTGAATTTCTGTCGTGCTAAGAACTCGCCTATTGGTGACAAAGTATCCAACGCATTCACAGATTTGGAAAATGTCTGCTTCGTCAAAGTCTAATCGTTTGAATGTGTTTCGTGTGTATTTCATTATAGCATCAAGTTTCTCATCATCTTCTTTTTCTTTTTGTTGTCGATATTGCTGTTGCTCGTGTTGAAATTCGTAATGAAATAGCTCCATCCTTTTCGTTAGAATCTTATTGTTCTCTATAATTGATGGAATACTTTCAGAAACACATTTTCCTTTATTCTGTTGAGTAGTTATCATTGGATTTTGACTTGAAATAGAACTCCAATCCATTATATGTGCCGATAAAGAGATACATAAATGGTATAGGAACTTTAGGGCAACATAGCATGCCACTACAACGAATGGTAGCATGCTTAATTCTACACCAGCAATATCACATACAGGAAATGATATTATTGCTGCCAATAACACTGTTACCACCTCTATTACTATGGAGTGGAATGTATGTTGTTTATGTTCCAT